GTACAGTCGAAAGGGTTACTACAAGTGGCACGCAAAATTTCGCCGCGCACGCTCGAACTGGCGAAGCGCGACGCGAGAGCTCTTGAACTGTTCCAAATGGGCATGACGTATCAAGAGATCGCCGATGCCAAATGGAAGGGCGGGACGCTGTTCAACGGCGACAAGGGCAACTGTTACCGCACGATCCGAAAGCACATTCAAGAGGTCGTACGCGAGCCCGCCGAAGAAGCCCGCACAGAAGAGCTGCTACGGCTGAACAGCTATCTGAAGTCGCTCGGGCCGCGCGTGCTGCGCGGCGACGTGCAGGCGATCAATACCGCCCTGCGCGTGGGAGACAGCCGCGCGAAGCTGCTCGGACTGTACGAGCCGATGAAGGTCGAAGCGTCCGGCCCGATGCAGGTCGTCTTCAGCGCCGCCCTGCAGTCCAATGCAGGTATGGCCGAACCCGAGATGGACGTCGAGCGCCGCAAGTGATCGACACAGCGCCGCAGAACTGCGTCACGTACAAATACGACCCGCACGCCGGGCCGCAGACAATCGCACATCACACGTTCGTCGACGAGCTGCTTTACGGCGGCGCAGCTGGCGGCGGCAAGTCGAAATTCGCCCGCGCAGCTGCGGTGCTCGACTGCCTGACGTTTCCCGGCATGCGCGCGATCATCTTCAGGCGCACCTTCCCAGACCTTGAACGTTCGGTCATCGAAGAGCTGAAGAAAGAAATTCCGATCGAGATCGCCCGGTACAACGCCCGCGAACACGCGTTCAGGTTCGCTAACGGGTCGGTACTCGAAATGGGCCACCTGCAGCGGAAAGACGATCTCTACAAGTATCAGGGCGCCGAGTATCAGCTCGTCATCTTCGAAGAGGCGACGCTGTTTCTCGAAACGATGTTTGACTACATGCGTTCCCGCGTCCGCGCCGGTGGCGACGTAGCTGAGCTGTTCAAGCAGGCCGGTCGCCGACCGCGCATGATCCTGACCGCGAACCCGGGCGGCGTCGGTCATCACTGGGTCAAAAAGACATTCATCGACCCGGCCCCGCCCTACAAAGTGTGGCGCGACAAGCCAACGAAGAATGAGCCGAGCCCGCCGACGCGCTGCTTCATCCCTGCGAAGGCATCCGACAATCCATCGCTCGACGACGGCTACGTGAACAAGCTGAACGCGATGTCGGAAAACCTGCGCAAGGCGTACCGTGACGGCGACTGGAACGTGCTCGACGGCGTGCGGTTCCCTGACTTCAGTCGCGGCATTCATGTGATCAAGCCTGAAGAGCTGCCGATCAGTCACGTCGGGCACCCGCGCGCGATCGGCATCGACTATGGTTCGTCTGCGCCGTTCGCTGCGCTGTGGGGCGCGAAGCTGAGCGACAACCTGATCGTCATTTACCGCGAGCTCTACAAGGCCGGACTGACGCCGAAGCAGCAGGCACTCATGATCAAGGCGAGCGAAGCGCCGGACGAGCGCCGACCCGAGCGCCCGATCCCGCTCGCGCTCGACCCTTCCATGTGGGCGCGCAGCGTGCAGCAGCCCGGCGTGCCGAAGAGCTCAGACCCGAATATCCCGCCGCCCGGCAGCATCGCCGCCGCTTACCGTGACGTGTTCGGCTCGTCGGTGCGCAAGGCGCAGAACGACCGTATTGGCGGCTGGGCGCTGATCGACGAACAGATCAGGGTACGCGAAGAAGACGGCTGGCCGCGCCTGCTGATCTACGACACATGCACAGAGCTGATCCGCACGCTCGAAGCGCTGCCGCGTGATGACAAGAACCCTGAAGACGTCAACACGCACGCAGAAGACCACCTGCCCGACGCCCTGCGCTATCTCGTGCAAGACCTGATAGGCAAGCCGTACATTCGCAAGATGAACGCATGGGACGCGGCGAAAGCACAGCTCGCAGGCCGTCCTGAAACAGCGGCACTGACAGGGCGTTCGTTCTAGTCGTCCCACAACCGCACGACCCTGAAAGGCATGATTGAGCCATGGTGAATATCGACAAAGAAATCGGCACTCCGGGCGGCGTTGCGCTGAATCCCGAACGGTGGTTCAAGCGCGGCGGCAACTCGCAAGGCGATTACGTTGTCGACCCGCTAGAGCGCAATATCGACCTGAAGTTCCCGGCGAACATCGCAGTGTTCGACGAGATGCGGACGACCGAAGGGCAGATCGGTTCCCTGCTGTCGGCGGCGACGCTGCCAATCATGGCGGCGAAGTGGCAGCTGCAGGGCTCGGACGTGCGCCCGAAGGTCATGAAGTTCGTCGAGCAGAACATCGGGCTCGCGAAGCCGGGCGAGTCCCTTGTGCGCCGACGTCGTCAGGGCATCGTCTGGAAAGAGCACCTTGAACAGGCTTGCCTTTTCATGCCGTTCGGCTTCATGCCGTTCGAGCAGGTTTATGACGTCGCCGACATCAGCGACGAGCTGCGCGAAGACTTCGATCAGGATTACGTGCTGTACCTGCGCAAGCTCGCCCCGCGCCTGCCGCGCACCATTCAGCAGATTCACGTGAACCGTGACGGCGGGCTCGCTGGCATCACGCAGGAGCCGCTCGTCGAACGCGGGTGGGAAGAGCCGAAGTTTATCGGCGTCGAAAACCTTGTCATGTATACCCTGAAGCGCGAGGGTGCCGACTGGACTGGCCGCAGTATCCTGCGGCAGGCGTACAAGCACTACCTGATCAACGACGGGCTCGTGCGGCTGGGCGCGCAGATCGCCGAGCGTAACGGCATGGGCATCCCCGTCATCGAGTACGACCCGAACACGTGGGACGCGGCTTCTGCTGAAGCTGTAGGCGCCGAGTTCAGGGCCGGGGCTCGTGCGTCGCTGGCCGTCCCGGTCGGCAGCAAGGCGCGGCTGATGGGCGTCGAGGGCTCGACGTACGACCCGCTGCCGATGATCAAATACCACGACGAGAAGATCGCAGGCTCGGCGCTGGCGATGTTCCTGACGTTGGGCCATGACGCCGGGGCGCGCTCGCTGGGAGACACGTTCGTCGACATCTTCACGCAGTCCGTGCAGGCGATCGCTGACAGCATCGCGTCGACGTTCACAGAGCACGTCATTCGCGATCTCGTCGAGCTGAACTTCGGCGCTGACGAGCCTTACCCTGTGCTCGTGCCGGGCACCCTGTCGGAGAATAAGAAGATCACGTCGGCGTCGCTGAAAGAGCTCGTCGACGGCGGCATCATCAAGGTCGACGACAAGCTCGAAGACTTCGTCCGGCAGTCCGAAGGCTTGCCCGAGCGCGACCCGTCCACGGCTCGCGAGAAGGCCGCGCCGCCCGTTGTGGCACCTGTGGCCGCTGGCGGCGTTATTGAGCCTGCGGTGCCAGCTGACGCCGTCCCTGTGCAGCTCTCTGCAGGTCACGAGAATAAGCTCACGGAGATGATGCAGCGAATCATCGAACTGCGGACGGGCGAACGCGAATAATGTGCCAGCTGTGCGCCACGGCGCAGGGCGAGCTGCTGCTTGCCGAGATGGAACGCGAGCTCGTGCTTGCCGAGTCCGACGCCGGGCTTTCCACGCCGACCGCCGTGCGCCCGCTGAACGCAAACGAGCGGCGGGCAATGGTGCGCTTCGGCGACATCGACGATATGGAACGCATGGCCGAGTCTCGCGCAGCTACGGCGCTAATCGGCCTGCGTGCCGAAGTGAACGACGCGCTGCTTGACGACCTGTTCGCGGAGGGCGACGCCGTGCGCCCGCAGCAGGTCGCCGACAAGCTCACGACCTTGCTGCAGCAGCAGCCCGAGCGGGTAGGCCGCGCCGTGCAGAAGGCACAGGCCGCGATGGTGACGATCCTGCGCGACGTCTATGCCGAGTCCGCGAAGACCGTCATCGACGAAGCGAAGCGGCAGGGCTCGAACGTGAAGCTGCTCGATGACGCGCGCCTGCGGTTCGCTGAAACGGATTCGGGCATCTTCGACGCACTGGGGGCCGCTGTTGCGTCGTATTTCTGGCAGCGCGTTACGGGCGTCCTGCAGAAAGAACTGCTCTCACCGGCCCGGCTGATGCAGCCGAGCATGGCACGCGAGGACGCCGAGACGATCGTCGCGAGCATCGACCCTGCCGGGGCGATGGATCAGGCCGCGCAGGCTATCCATGCCGCACGCGGCGCCGGTCGCTACGATCAGGCCGAAGAGTTCGAGCCCGAAGAGATATGGGCGTCCGAGCTGATGGACGGGCGCACGTGCCGCCCCTGCGAGCTCGTCGACGGGAAAGAGTACGCGACACTCGCCGAAGCCCGCGTCGAATACGAGAGCGGCGGCTACGGGGCGTGCAAGGGCGGCGCCCGCTGCCGTGGCACGCTCGTGATGATCTACGGCGATCCGCCCGTACGCCCTGCCGAGCCTGAGCCGAAGCCCGAGCCCGTCGCGCCCGAGCCGAAGCCGAAGACGCCGCGTAAGCGCACAGCTGCGCCAAAACCGGCAGATAGCACAGCTGAGCCAAAACCGAAGACGCCGCGCAAGCCGCCCGGTCTGCCGTCGCCGCCCCTGCCGACACACACGCCGGTCAAGCCGCTGCGCCCGGTCGACCCTGACGGGCGTCAGCGTTTCTTCAGCCTGCGCGAGCTGCCGATCAAGAAATCGAATGCGATCCTGCCGGGCACGGTCGACAACGACATCGTCAAGCACCTGACGCCCGCGAAGCGCGCCGCAGCTAAGCGGCTCGCGAAGGCGTCGGGCCTGCTCGACGAAGCTAAGCTCGTGAACCCGCTGAACAAGACGCGGGCATCGACGCCGTTCGCCTATACGTCGAACTGCTCGAACTGCGTCACGGCGTACGAGATGCGGCGGCGCGGCTACGACGTGAACGCTGCGATGATCTACCAAGACGGGCGCAGGCCGCGCGACTTCGTCGATGCTTGGTGGTCCGACCCCGAAGGCGGTTCGCCGTCGATGGAGTTCGTCAGCAGCAGGCGCGGGCTCGAAAGCTGGGCCGAAGAGTTCCCTGACGGCTCTCGCGGCTTCGTCACTTGCGCATGGAAAAACGCGGGCGGCGGTCACGTGTTCAGCTGGGAGAAGGTAGATGGGAAGATCGTCTACATAGAACCGCAGACGCCGGACAATCCGAACGGAGAACGGCACTGGGCAAGCATCAAGCCTGAAAGCGTCATGGCTGTCAGGATCGACGATATGGTGCCGTCCGACGCCGTCACTGAAGCACTGGAAATCAAGGGGAAGAAATGACACTGACCGTAGGGCAGGCTGTCGAAGCTGCGCTCGCCGAGCTGGCGAAAACATGGGATGCCGACGACGGGACGCTACACGTCGAGATCACGCACGAGGACGCCGAAGACTACAGCGTGAACTTCGGGGCGCGTGAGTGGATCGTCGACGGCGACCCGAACTATTTGCTGATGGGCGACGTGTTCGCGTTCGTCAACAAAGAGACGGGGCAGCTGCGCCGTGCGTCCGCGATGGATGACGCAGACCGGCGCAAGCTGGCGATAATGACACAGCTGTAATTCTCGTGTTAATGTGAGCTTGCCTGTTTGGGACACGGCTTGACTGGGGAGTCTGGGGAGGGGGCGGCGTCATTGCGACGCCGCCCTTTCTTGTGCCAGCTGATCGAACACGCCCGGCGTCCCACAATCCCGCAGCTGGGCGTTTCACAGTGGAGCTATGACTAAACCCGCAACGACGACATTCAAGGGCGTCCAACTAGCAAAGGTCGGTAACTGGCTGTCGGGCCGGGGCAAAGCGACCGTCACGCAAGCGCATCTCGAAGGCGCTGTCGCCGCGTACCATGACCGCGAGGTCGACCGGGGCGCGATCAAGATCGGGCACGAGGGGGCGCTCACTCTCGGCGACGCTCACCCTGCGGCGGGCTGGGTCGAAAACCTGCGCCTGTCCGATGACAAGCAGACGCTTATCGGCGATCTTGCCCATATCCCGTCGAAGATCGCGCAGATCATCCCGCGCGCTTTCCGGCGCCGGTCGGTCGAAATGAGTCTCGGCGTCACGACCCCGAGCGGCAAGAGTTACGCAGCTGCGCTGACAGCACTGTCGCTGCTCGGAGCGAAGGCGCCCGCCGTCAAGGGACTCGACGACATTGCCGAGCTGTACGCATCGGGCGATTCGACGGCTGAAGAGACGATCGAGCTGTCTTACGACGACACGGCAAGCGTCCCACAAGGCACGCCGGATAACGGCGAGTCTGAAACTGTTGAATCAAACACCAACGAAAGGACTGCGGACGTGGCATTCACGGAAGCACTGAAGACAAAGCTCGGGCTGGCCGCTGACGCGACCGACGAGCAGGTTACTGCGGCTCTCGAAGCTGCCACCATCACGCCCGCCGCAGCACCCGCCGAAGGCGCCGCACCCGCCGCCCCTGCCGAAGGCGCCGCAGCACCCGCTGCCGCTCCCGCCGCACCGGCTGCAGCTGCCGCCCCTGCCGCTCCCGCTGCGCCTGCCGCACCTGCTGCCGGTCAGACTCAGCTGTCTGCCGCTCCCGGCGTCGTGGCCGTCAGCGAGGTCGTGCTCTCGGGCATGACTGACCGACTCGCCACACTCGAAGCCGAAGCAGCTGAGCGCGCCCGCAAGGACGTCATCACTCTCGCCCTGTCGTCCGGTCGCATTGCGCCCGCCGAACAGAAGGCGTGGGAAGAGTCCCTGAAGCGCGATCACGAAGGCACTGCCGCACTGATCGGCACCCTGCAGCCGCGCTTCAGCACGATCGAGCTCGGCGGCGAAGACCCCGCAGTCGCGAAGACGGCACAGGATGCCGAAGACGCCCTGCTCAAAGCTGCCGAAGCTGCAGGCATCTGATCGCGCAAGCGTTCAGCTAATTAGGACTTAGGAGAAAAAACATGTTCGGCAAAGCAAATCAGGCTTTCGAATACTACAGCGGCAGCGATGCGATCACTTGCGAAGCTGTCGGCGCGATCACCGGCAAGACGTTCGTCAAGCTCGTGCCGGGCGGCAAGGCGCAGCGCCCGAAGGTTTCGACCGCAGGCGCAGGGGAACGCGCTTACGGCGTAGCTGCATGGGACGCTGCGACCGGCGAAGCGCTCACCATTGTGCGCGTCGGCGTCATCACCGTCACCGCAGGCGAAGCGCTGGCATCCGGCGATTACGTCGCTGTCGGCGCGAACGGCAAGGCAGTCAAGGCTGCAGCCGCCCCTGCCGTCACTCTCGGCGCCGTCCACGAAGACACGCCGATCAACACCGACGCGCCCGTCGCGCTGTCCGTCTGAGTCTGAAAGGGATTCGAAATGACACTCACTTACCCTGCGCCCGCTCCGGTCGTAGACCCGAATAAGCCGCAGCTGACCGTCAACGCCCTGCTGAAGGCGCCGAAGGTCATCGCGAAGCGCATCATCACCCCGTCGCAGAACTTCCTGTCTGACGAGCTGTTCCGCCCCGATACCAACGACTCGGGCGTCGTCATTTACAACTCGGCGAAGAAGTCCGACATCTACCCGAAGCGGGGCGATGTTCAGGAGATCGAGCCGGGCGGCGAGTTCCCGATGGTCGACGTCGACGAAGAGGGCGCAGAAATGGCGCTCTCGAAGAAGCACGGCGCCGGTTACATCGTCACCGACGAAGCAGCTCGCCGCAATCAGCTGAGCGTGATCACTAAGGGCAACCTGAAGGTACGCAACGCCCTGCTGCGTCAGGACGCTTACCGCTGCCTTGCTGCGTTCCGTGGCGCCGTCCCGACCGTCAACGCTACCGGCGATTGGACCGAGCCGCGCAACTGGCGCGTAGACCTGCTGCGCAATCAGGCAGGCGTTCGCAATCTCGGACTCGGGTACAACCCGAACGCCGTGATCATCTCGCCGACGACCGCGACCGACCTGCTTCTGCTGGCCGAGCTCGACAACCTGCTGCCGCGTGAAAACAAGGCACTGAACCCGGTCTACAACCCGACGCTGTCGGGCCTGCTCAACTTCAACTGGATCGTGAACGAGTTCGCGTCCGACGACGAAGCGATCATCCTTGAAACGAAGATGACCGGTCTCAATTCTGTTGAGAAGCCTTACGAAGTTGAGGTCGTGCGCGAGGGCAACCGCAAGCGCGAGCTCGTGCTTGCTGACAAGTGGAGCGTGCCTGTCATCGACGAGCCCGAGTCCGCTCTGATCATCACCGGCATCCGAGGGGAATAATCATCATGGCAGCACGCAACACACGATCCACCCGTACCGCTGCGAAGCCTGCCGCTGCTGCGACGGCGTCGAGTCTTGAACAGGACTTGACGCCGCCGCAGACTCTCGCCGAGAAGTTCGGCGTCGAGAAGGCCGCGCCCGTTCCGAGCAACGACGAAATCGAAGCTCTGAAGGCCGCAGACGAAGCCGCAGGCGTGGGAGTGGCTGAGACTACGCCCGACGCCCCGGCAGGCGAGCAGGAGCCCGACAGCGACGCTGACGAGACGACTGACGCCGAAGCCGACGCGAACCGCGCAGCTGAGCTGCAGAAGTTCGTTACCGGGGAGATCGAAGAGCAGAAGGCCGCAGAGCCCGAGCCCGTCGTGCTCGACGTGTCCGGCGCTAAGGACTTCGGCGGCGACGTCGTCGTGCAGGTGCTCTTCGATTACTACCGCGTGAACATCGGCGAACGCGAGACGGGCATCAAGTCGAAGCTCGCTCACAAGGGCGAGCTGATTCGCGTCGACGAGAAGACTGCTGAGCGCGGCGTGCGCATCGGCGGGCTTCGGGAGATCGAAGGCTAAGATCACATGGCTGATCCTCAGAAATGGGGCGTCACTGTCGATGAAGTATCGGCGCTGGCGCCCCATATCGGGCTCTACAGCTCGACGACAGAACCCGAGACGCCGGTCGATGACGTCTTCGGCGAGACGGCTAAGGGCAAGGTGTCCCGCGATGACGTTGAGAAGTTCATCGTCGACGTCGCGGGCCGCGTGTCTGTGCGGCTCTGGCAGCTCGCCCGTCTCGTGCCGGACACTGAGCCGCGCAACGTTTTCGCACAGGCGTGCCACGACCTGACGGTTACCGGCGCAGCGCACTATCTCGTCGCTGCGGCGTTCCCGTCGAATGCTGGCGTCAACGACGATTCGAGTCTCGCCGGGCTGCTGTGGAAGCGGTTCGAAGACGGGCTCGACGACCTTGCGGCGCAGCTGGCCGCGATCATCGACGACGGAGATGACACAGTCGTGCTACCACGTGTGCCGAAGGCCGTCGTGACGGGCACTTTCCCGCCGCCCATGTTCCCTGACGGGCTGCGCTGGTAATGACAACTGTTCGTTTCTCGGGCGCGGGCTTCAAGCCTTTCACGATGGTGCTGGATCGCTTCAGCGACCGGCTGGAAGACTCGGAGCCCGCGTTTCGGGCAATGGCCGAGTTTCAGGTGCGCACGGTCAACGCCCGCCAGTTCAAGCAGCAGGGAACGCCCGAGACGGGCCGGTGGGCGCCCCTGTCGCCGCCGTACGCCCGCTACAAGGATCGAGTGCGGCCCGGTCGCCCGATCCTTGTCTTCGACGGCGACCTGCGCGAAGGGCTCACCGTTCCCGGCAAGGGCATTTTCGAAACGTACGACAAAGGCTTCGTCGTGGGAACTGACCTGCCCTACGCGAAGTATCACCAAAAGGGCACGCCCGTCATGCCCGCCCGTCCGCTGTTCGGCAGTATCCGCCGCTCGGACGTCAAGCAATTCGCTAAGCTGCTGCAGCGCTGGATCGTCGAAGGGACCATATAACAATGCAAGGCTCAGAAGGCGTTTCGCGGGCGGTTGTCCGCAGGATGCGGGCGGCGATGCCCGACAAGCTCACGGAGCTGCGCACCCGCTACGGCGCAACTGTGGCGAAGCTGCCTAATTTCGTTTCGATCGAAGCCGACGAGCTCGACATCATGAGTCTCGAAGAGTTCCCGGCGATGTTCGTCGTGCCGGTAAACACGAGCGGGCGGCAGGACAACCGGCAGACCGAAGCGACCGGCACTTATGACGAGTACAGCTTCACGTACAACCTGCAAATCTATGTCTACGCTCGCGGCGATGACTACAAGAGCACGAGCCTACGCGTGAAGCGCTACACGCTCGCGGCGCGGGAAGTGCTGCTGCAGCAGAAGGTGCTGCTGCACGAGGGCGGCGACAGCCTGACGGTAGAGCCGCGCACGATCAGCGAAAACTATTCGGCGATGGGCCGGTCGCCCGAAGGCAACAAGTTCATCGCGGGCGCTTACATCGACGTGCAGATCGTCGCCGAAGAGCGGCTGCAGTCCGTGCTCGAAGACGTCGAAGCCGAAGTCGAGACTGACGTCGTCGTCGTGCCGCATTACGCTGGCCTGCCCGTCTGGAACGACGGCGTATAGGCGACACGCGCCCCGTCCCACAAGCGGGCCGCGAAAGCCCGCAGAGTGAAGTCATGAGTAAAGCAACGACCATTCACAACGCAATGGCTCACGCGCTCGTCGTCGACACAGCCGGGCACATCGTCGGCGGCGGCGAGTCCGCTGACATCGAGCTCGACGCCGTCACGTATCAGCTAATCGACCGTGGCGACATTGTCATCGTCGAGAAGCCCGAACCCGAGACGGCAGACGAGCCCGAGAAGAAAACACGAGCATCGCGTCGTTCCGGCGCCGATGAGAAAACAGGAGACTGATTATGGCTATCGGCGTCGAAGTAACAACTTCTCTTCGCTCTGGTCCGAGCAATCCCGGCGTGCAGTCGGGCCGCTTTCACATTGCGGGCCTGACCGCTAAGGGGCCGACCGGCAAGGGCGTCATCGTCCGTTCGCTGGCTCAGTACCTTGCGACGTTCGGCGACCGCACTTCGTTCAGCTCGGCAATGTTCGACACTGCCCGGCTTTTCTTCGAAGAGGGCGGCAGCGAGCTCGTCGTTTCCCGCGTCGTCGGCCCTGCCGCGACGAAGGGCACACTGACGCTCAAAGACACGCTCGCGGTGAACACGCTGAAGATCGACGCGATCAATCCCGGCGCGTCTTCGTCCGCGATGACTGCCGAAGTGAAGGCGTCGGGCGGCACGTTCGAGCTGATCATCAGCGAGGGCTCAACGATCCTTTCCCGCTTCGCTGGCATGACGTCGCCCGCTGACGTCGTCTCTGCTGCAGCGACGAACCCCTACGTCAAGGTGACGTCTATGGGCTCAGTCTCGGCTGCTCCCGCGAACAACCCGGCAGTGCTCGCACCGACCGCCCTGTCGGCTGGCACGGACGACCGCGCCGCCGTCACTGCCGCCGTCGTCGTGTCCACGCTGGACAACGCCGGTACGCTCGCAGAGGGCGGCGCCGTAGCTGCGCCGGGCTACACTGTGGCGACGATCGGCGCGCTGCTCGCAACGCACGCGAAGACGTACAACAAGATCGCGATCCTGTCGCCCGGCGTCGGCACCACACAGGCCGAAGCCGTCGCAGCTGGCGCGGCCCTGACGCCGTCCGTAGCGAACGAAGCGGCGGGCATCTTCTGGCCGTCCGTGGTCATCCCTGACGGTTCCGGCACCCGCGCAATCGGCCCCGAAGGTTACGTCGCAGCTGTGCGAGCGAAGGCTCACCGCGACGTCGGCTTCTGGAAGGTTCCCGCAGGCGACACTGCCCGCATGCGCTGGGCTCTCGGCACCGACGTGCAGCTCGACGTCGCAGGCAACAACCTGCTCGCGAACAGCTACGTGAACGGCATCGTGACCACCGGCACGAACGCGCGGCTGTACGGTTACGCGTCACTCGCTGCCGACCGCGACAACCTCGGCATGCTCACGGCTCGGGACGCGCTGAATAACCTGCGCCTGCAGGTGTCCGCCGCTCTTGAACCGTTCGTGTTCGCCGTGCTCGACGGTCGCCGTCATCTGCTCTCGCAGGTCGAAGGCGCGGTCGTCGGCGTAGTCGATCCGATCAGCAAGCGGAACGGCTTTTACGCTCTCACGGTCGACGGCGAAGAGATCGACCCCGGCTATCGTGTGGTAGTCGACGAGAGCATCAACACCGTCACGGCGGCGAGCGAGAACAAGGTGCTCGTGTCCGTTACCGTGCGGCTGTCTCCCACGGCTCAGCTTATTCAGGCTGAGATCATTAAAGTGCCGCTCGCGGCTGCAGTCTGAGAGGGGCTGAATCATGGGTAATGGAACACTGAAGGCCACGAAGCGGCAGTACATCGTTTCGATCGCTGGCATTCCCGGCAACTGGCGCACGTTCAGCGGCGCAGCTGCGTCGTCTGAGACTACGAAGGATTGGGACGGCGGCGCTGACCGTCCCGACATCATGGGCGGGCCTGTCGAGTATGACGACATCGAGGTACTGCGCACGGTGTCGCCGACTCTCGATGAAGAGTGGATCGCCCGGCTGCGCAAGCGTGTCGGTAAGGACACGTTCACGATCACGAAGCAGCCGACCGACCGCGACGGCATCAAGGTCGGGCGCCCCACGGTTTACCCTGACTGCTTGCTGAAGGGCATGCAGGAGCCCGACACGGATGCAGCATCTTCGGACGCGTCCGAGGTCACGCTGACGTTCGCCACGTCCGGCCCTGCCTAAACCACTCGGCGGCGCGTAGGTGGTGCGCGCCGTCGAGTAACAAACGTGGGACGGCGCCCTGTTCGAGCTTGCTCAGTATCGAACACGGCGACCGTCCCACACTTGTCTGTGCTGACAGGTGAGTATCGAAGGACAAGGGCACGCGCCGCGCGTGTCACTGAGCAAAGGAATAGAACGCAATGACTGAAGTATTCGGCACCGTAGACAACGACACTCGCGAGATCGCAGGCATGGACGGCGAGGGCGAGACGCGCCGCCGTCATCTGGTCGACGCTGAACCCGAGCAGGAAAAGACCGTCAGCGAAACGTCGCTCTTCGACGAGCTGGCCGCAGAAGCCGAGCGCGAGCTGGGCAAGTTCGTTCACTACGAAAACACGCTGCGCCCCGGCTACTACATGCGGTTCAGTGCGGACATCGACGCGAAGGAGCTGAAGCGGTACGAGAATCACACTCTCGGCACCGGCAAGCGCCGCCGCCCCGAAGACGCCGACCTGATCAAGGGCAACGCCGTGATGCTCGGCGAGAAGTGCGTCGCGATCCTGAAGGGCGGCATCGAAGACAAGCACATCATCGCCGACCCGAACGACGGCGGCGAAGACCTCATTTTCCGCAGCGAGTCGTTCGTGAAGCTCTTCGGCGACGGCGACGGGCGCGTGCAGACTGCACTGCAGAAGTTCCTTGGCGACGCGCAGATCATGAAGATCGCGGGCGCCCTGCTCGAAGAAGCGGGCTACACGGATGAAGCGCAAGCAGTGGACCCTACCATCGCCTGATCGAATGGCTCTCGGAAAACGGCAGGTTCAAGCAGTCCGCGCGAGTCGCGGGCAAGCTGGGCATCGACCCGGCGCTGATTCTGTTCGAAACGAACCCGAGAGCCAACGCCGTCAGAACAGCGGCGGCGCTCGTCTATCAGGCAGACGAAGAGCGCGAAGCGGCCCGAGAAGCCGCTAGGCGCGCAGCAAGATCAACGTAAGCAACGAAGGGAATCGGGCGGCGCATGGCAGACGAGAATAGGGTCGTCCTTACGGCGGCACTAAAAGATGAGATGTCTGCGCCGCTCGATTCCCTGCAGGCTAAGGTCAAGTCGACCGAGAAGGCCATTGTCGGCTCAGCTGGGCGGCAGGCGTCTGCGACGAAGTCGGGCTCGACGACCATTCTGAACGCCCTGTCTGGGCAGGCGACGGCGACGTCGCGGCTCACTAGCGCATGGAGCCGCGTCAGCAGCTCGGCGTCGGGCGCGTGGAACGGGGCGAAGTCCGCCGTCGTGAACGCGGGCCGCAAGATCATCGAAGCATCCCGGCAGGCGGGCGAGAAGTCCGGCGAAGAGATGGGCTCGGGCTTCGGCTCGAAGCTGAAGGGCGCCGTGGGCGGGCTCGCTGCCGCCGCTGGCGTCGCTTCGATCGGCGCGGGCATGAATGCCGCTGTGGAGTCTTTTAGTCAACTAGAAGACGCTACAGCGGCGGCGGGCACGATCTACGGCGAGAACATCAATAACATCGTCGCGATGTCGAAGACCGCAGGCGAAGCGCTCGGCTTGAATCAGGCGCAGGTCATCGAAGCGGCGCAGACATACGGCGTCTACGGCAAATCTGCGGGACTGGCCGGTAAAGACCTTGAAACGTTCAGCACGGACCTGATCACCCGAGCAGGTGATATGGCTTCATTCTTCGGCAAGTCGCCTGAGCAGGCGATCGAAGCTATCGGCGCTGCCATGCGTGGCGAAGCTGAGCCAATCCGTGCTTTCGGCGTCATGCTCGACGACGCGACGATGCGGCAGAAGGCGCTCGAAATGGGCCTTGTGTCCACGACGAAAGACGCGCTCGAACCGCAGGCTAAGGTGCTTGCCGCGCAGGCTCTCATCATGGAAAAGTCGAGCATCGCGGCTGGCGACTTCACGAACACCATGGACAGCACGGCGAACATCGCGAAGCGCCTGAACGTGGCACAGACGAACCTGTCGGCGAAGATGGGCGCCCTGCTCGCCCCGGCATTCAATGCCGCCCGGCTGAAGGCTCTCGGCGCCGTCAACGGCATCTCAGCTTTCATCGACAAGATCAACGCCGCGAAAGAGGTCGCCGCCAGCGGTGGCAAGTCGCAGGACATCGCCGCAGCTCTTGGATTCGGGCCGGGCACTACAAAGGTACTCGCTGAAGCTATCGGCAGCGTGCGGGCGTTCCGTGGCGCCATGGCCGCACCGCATGACGGCGTGACGTCTGACGGCGTCGCTGGCGTGTTCGAGCGCATCGGCATCGTGGTCGCACATGCCCGCATGGGCGTCGCGGCTTTCTTCGCGTCACTTGCCAACGGAGACGTGACAAGCGACGGCTTCGTCGGCGTCATGGAAAAGATCGGCTCGACCCTGCACAGCTTGGGGCCGGGCGCATGGCTGGGCATTGCTGGCGGCGTCGGCCTGCTGCTCGCGAGCTTCGGCAAATTCATGCCGATCCTGTCGCCGCTGCTGGGCATGTTCGGCGGACTGTCCGGCGTTGTGGGTCAGCTGGGCGGCGCCCTGAAATTCCTGCTCGGGCCGATCGGCCTGATCGCCGGTCTGCTGATCTACGCGTACAGCACGAGCGAGCCGTTCCGCGCTGCAGTGAATCAGCTGCTCGGCACGCTGCTGAATCTAGGCGTCACTTTGGTGACGTCCCTGATGCCGGTCTTCACTCAGCTGACGACGACCGTGCTGCCGATTGTGGCGCAGCTGTTCAGCTCGCTTGTGCCGATCCTGATTCAAATCCTTATGGCCGTCATGCCGATCGTGACGACCGTCGCGACGCAACTGCTGCCGGTCTTCATGCAGCTGATCGCCGCCGTTTTGCCGCCCCTGATGTCTCTGCTGTCGATCCTTGTTCCGATCTTCGGGCAGCTGCTCGGGGCTGTGGCGCCGCTGATCCCGCCCGTCATGGAAATCGTCTCTCTGCTGCTGAATCTGGCGATGCAGGTCATCACGCCGCTGATGCCGATCGTGCAGCTGCTCGCGACGATCCTGTCGACCGTGCTCGGCGCCGCGATCAAGCTGCTGATGCCAATCATCGAGTTCCTGCTCGACGGCTTCGTCGAGCTCGTGAACTTCCTAAAGGGGCCGCTCGGCGAAGCTATCAAGTGGGTCGGTTCGCTGTTCGAGGGCATCGGCAAAATCATCGGCGACGTAGCGAAAAACGTCGGCGACTTCATGAGTAACCCGATGGGCGGGCTGCAGGACATGCTCGGCATCCCGAAGAACAGCGGCGGCGGCACGTACTCGGGCGGCGGCGTCGCAGGGTACGCGGGCGGCGGTGCGGTGCTTGGCGGTTACGCGCCGGGCCGTGACACGATCCCGGCTGTGCTGTCGAAGGGCGAGTCGGTGCTCGTGCCTGAGCTCACGCGGGCGATCGGCCCCGACCGCATCATGGCGGCGAACCGCATCGCGTCGAGCGGGCGCACCGCTGGCGGCGGTCCTGACCTGACTTCAGGCTACTCCCGCACGACGGGCGGCAGCGGCGGCGGCGGGTCGACGGTACTGATCGAGAAGGGCGCCGTGCAGATCACGGTCGTCGCGAATGACGGCATCACCGACGAAGACATCGAGAAGATCAAAGACGTCATCGAAGACGTGCTCGACGAAGCAGATAAGAGGAGTTACTGATGGTTGCGGTACTGGTCGCCCGGTCGACGTCGGCGCACACGATGGTCGTCGTCAAGCCGGACGGTGGCCGCGTCAGCATGTACTCGACGCCGCCGAAGTTCGATTACTCGAACGTCGCCCGCTTCGGTCAGGTCGACCGCGAGGGATACAAGACGATCACGCGCAAGGTCGGCGACGGGCTGGCGACGCTCAGCTTCACGAGCAGCGTCTACTCGCTGGATCACACGCAGTCGATCGAGCACATCGCGGCGCAGCTTGTGAAGCTCGGGCGGGACGGCACGCGGGTGCGGTTCAACTCTGGCAGCGTCGAGTTTCAGCAGGCCGTGTGGTGGTACATCAAGGGGCTGAAGGTGTCCGTGACGCAGCTGAGCAGCAATAACCAAGCGTCCCGCATCGCGCTCGACTGGGAGCTCGAAGAAGCTGTCGACGTCGAGATCAACATCAGCAAGGTCGTGCCGCCGCCACCGCCGCCGCCCGCTGCCCGCCCGATCGGCGGGAACGTGCGCGAGCATCGCGTCGTGCCGGGCGACACGCTGTGGGGCATCGCCGCCCGCTATCTGGGCAACGGTGCGCGCTGGCCGGAAATCTACAACATGAACCGGGGCGTCGTCGGCGGCAACCCGAATCTGATCTTTCCCGGTCAAGTGTTCAAGGTGCCTGCATAATGGCGGCGACTCTTGACGACACGAAGCTGAAGGAAATCACGGTCACCGGCAAGGGGCTGACGTCGCAGCTGCGCAACGCCTGCACGAAAGCGTCGCTCAGCTTCGCGGTAGATCAGGTCACGCAGATGTCGCTCACGTTCGAGGATACGCATGACGCGCAGATATTCCGCTCGGGCGTGCTCGCTCGCGGGGCGTCGATCCGTTACGGCGACTGGCATCTCGTCAGCGACGGCGAGACGTTCAAGCCGGGCAACGCCGGGCCGCAGCTGACGATCAAGGCGCCGAGCAAGTTCGTCACGACCCTGCGCGGGCAGACGGGTGCGTACAGCTGGGGCAATGTCGACGTCGCGGGCTGGGTGCGGGCAATTGCGGCGCAGCTGGGCATGAGTCACATCGTGCAGCCGGGGCTCGGCAATAAGACGATCGTGCGCAAGGCGCCCGAGGACGGCGACAAGGGCGAAAGCACGTGGGACGTGTTAACACAGGTGAGCCGCGAAACGGGCACATGGCTTTTCGAGTACGGCAGCACGCTCGTCTTCGCCCGCCCGTCGTGGCTCGTCTCGACGCAATGGGAGCATAAAGAGTGGCCGCTGCACTGGGACAATTGGAGCAGCTACAACATCGGCATGCAGGGAATGCCGGAATACTCAGACAGTCCCGGCGATGAAGTCGAAGAGACGCTGACGCTGCGCCTGATCGCGAAGGATGCGGACACTGCCCGCCCCGGCGATACGGTGCGGCTGGCCGGTGGCGGCGTGGGCAAGATGGGCGGCGTCTGGATCATCCGGTCTGTCGACTTCCCGATGACCGTCGCGGGCGTCGTTGTGGCGAACTGTCAGCGCCCGATCGACCCGAAGATCGAACCGCCCCGCGAGGACAACCCGCCAGCGGCGACGAAGCCCGTCAGCAGTTCTGTGAGCAGCGGCGGCGGCGGCACGTCGTCGGCGCCGTCAGGGCTGGCCGCAGCTGTCGACCGCTGGGCCGCGTCCGTCTCTGGCCGTGCTATTGATATGGACGGCGCTTTCGGCGCGCAGTGCGTCGACGTCGCGATCAGCTACAACCGCAACGTGGTCGGCGGGCCGGGCATCAGTGGCAATGGCCGCGATTGGTTCGCGAACGGCGGGCGCTCGGGCGCGTACACGCAGATCGGTTCCGGCGCTCGTGCGCAGAAGGGTGATATTGCGTGCTGGGGGCCTGCGATGGGCGGCGGTTACGGGCACGTCGCGATCGTGCTCGCAGATCAGGGGCCGAGTGTGCTGACGATCTCGCAGAACCCCGGCCCGGCCCGTCAAATGGCTATTACGAAGTCGGGTCTGCAAGGCTATCTACGACCTAAGAAATGGAAGTAGCAATGAACGTATGGTTTCGGCTGATCGTTACGCGCGTGTTGCGCGTGGCGACTCACGTCGTGCTGTCCGGCGATGACGTCGACGGCATGCTCGCAAACGAGAAGGGGCCGCGCCTAGAGGTCGCCGAAGCGATCGGGCGCGCTATGGCGGTCGAGGGGCTGAGCTTGCCGTATAGGGACGCTGACGCGCTCGCGCTGCTGTCTGTGCGCACACAGCGCCGCCCGGTCGACCTGAGTGTCGCCGGGACCGCTCTTAGGCTCTCAGACGGGCGCATGGCGCTTTCGATCGGCGACGGTCGCACTGTGGAGTCGCGCGGGCCGCGCCTGTGCGTCGTCACCGAGCCCGACGCCGCCCGCTACGCCGACGCATACCGACTGCCGGGCGTGCGCCTGCTGGACGGGGCGACGGCATGAGCCGGGCAACCGTGCGGGCGGGCCGCAGCACTTCGCCGTCAGGGACGGGCCGGACGTCCGAACTGTGGCGCGGCTACGTCACAGAGGTCTACAGCGACGAGACGGTGCAGCTGGTCGTTCCGCGTCTGGGCGGCGACAAGCCGATCGGGCGTTACCCTGCGCTCGTGCGTAACCTGACGATCGGGGCGAATGTGATCGTCGGCGCCGTCGAAGGCCGCGTCGAAGACCTTGTCGTGTTGTCCGCTGTCGGCTCGGATGGGCTGATCGTGGGAGACGCCCGCTTCACTGATGTGCTGATCGACAACCCGCCGACCGACCCGAAGCACGCGATCACGAAGGCATACGCCGACGCGCTCGGCTCAGTGCTGGGCGGCAATGACACGATCGTGCGGCGCGGCCTGACGGGCTCGATCATCGTGAACGAAGCGTATCTCGGCAACGTGCAGACGGCGGCGAACGCTGCGACGCGCAAGAGCTACGTCGACGCTGGCGACGCCGCCCGCATGGAGAAAACGCCCGTCATCCTGCCGTCGACGAATCATGACCTGAACGACTACGTCACAAGCGGCAACTATCACCAAAGTCTGAACGCGACCGCGAACACGAGCCTGAATTACCCGATCGGGCTCGCGGGCTGGCTGATGGTCATGGCTGTCGGCTCGACGTTCCTGTATCAGTGGTACGTCACGTACAACACGACGACGCGTGTCTTCTGGCGGGCGAAGTACAGCACAGGGGCGTGGGGCGGCTGGAACGAAGTGGCACAGGCGAGCCATATCCACGCGAACGCTACGGCTGCAGTCGCGGGCTTCATGAGCCCGAGCGACAAGGCGAAGCTCGACGCGGCGGCGACGGCGGCAACTGGTAGCACGCTTGTGCTACGTGACGCGGCGGGCCGGGCTCAGTTCGCGACACCTGCCGCCGCTGGCGATGCCGCAACGAAGGGCTACGTCGACGGGCAGGTCGCAACCCGCGCAGCTGCGTCACACACTCACGCGGCGAGCGAGATCAGCGACAGCACGACTGTCGGGCGCTCACTCATGACCGCAGCTGACGCCGCAGCCGCGCGAACGGCGATCGGCGCGGGCACGAGCTCGCTCGTCATCGGCACGACCGGCACGACCGCGAAGGCCGGTAACTGGTTCCCGTCGTTCGCTGATGTCACCGGCACGCTGAGCACGTCGCAGCTGCCGCCGCTGGCCGTCAATGACGTCTTCACGCCCGCGACGCAAGCCGAGATGCTGGCGCTCACGGCGCAGCGCGGCGATATGGCGATCCGGTCAGATAACGGGCTGACGTACGTGCTCAGCGCCGACGCGCCGGGCACGCTGGCGAACTGGAAAGAGATCATGGCGGCGGGACAAGTGCAGTCCGTCGCTGGCAAGACAGGGCTCGTCGTGCTCGTCAAGGCCGACGTCGGGCTCGGCAGCGTCGATAACACGAGCGACCTTGCGAAGCCTGTCAGCACGGCGACGCAGACGGCACTGAACGGCAAGGCGAACACCGCGCACACGCACGCGGCTGCGGACGTCACGAGCGGCACGTTCGACCCGGCGCGACTGCCTGCCGCGACGACGTCGGCACAGGGTGCCCTGTCCGCTGCTGACAAGACGATGCTGAACGCGGCGTCGGCTGCTGCCACGGCGAACACTCTTGTGAAGCTCGACGGCTTCGGGCGCGCACAGGTTGCCACTCCCGCAGCTGCGGCAGACATCGCGACGAAGGCGTACGCTGACGGCGTCGTCCCCGACTCGGGATGGGTCAACTGCACGCTGACGTCGCCTTGGGTGAACTATGACGCCGGGCCGCACGCGACGCTGCAGGCGCGCAAGCTCGGCAACCTAGTGCAGGTGAAAGGCTTTCTGAAGTCGGGCTCTCTCGGCACTAACGTCGGCGTCGTGCCGGTGGGCTTCAGGCCGTCCGAAGAGCGATGGTTTACGTCGACCTTTCAATCGTCGGTCATCGGCTCGACGTTCTGCGTGATCTACCCGAACGGCACGATATTCTTCGCTGGCTCGGGCGCCGTGACGTACATCTCGATCGAAGCGACGTACTTCATCGGCTAGTTAGTCGGACACTCGACGCGTCCCACAATGGGGCGTGTCGAGCCGACAGACTGGCCGTATGGCTATTACGACGACTGGGCGCTTCGGCTTCAAGGTTTACGGCGCGGGCACCGACCCGCACCCGAACCGCGACGAGTTCAACGCCCTCATGAACCTGATCGACACGCAGGCCGCTCGGACGTCGCAGAGCACGACCGCGCTGCGCCCCGCTGCAGGCAAGCAGGGTACTTTCAACTGGGACACGACAGCGTCACGGCTGTTCTATGACAACGGTTCCAGCTGGCAGGAGGTCACCACGAACGGCGGCGGCGGCGCCGGTAGCGTCATCGTCCCGGCGACGGCTGGCACTGAAGGCACGTCTGCCCGATCCGCCCGCGCTGACCACACGCACAACCTGCCGCTCGCAACAGCGTCGGCTGACGGTGCGCTGTCCGCCGCCGACAAGGCGCTGCTGAATACCGCGTCGGCGACCCCGACCCCGAACAGTCTCGTGAAGCTTGACGGCTCGGGCCGGGCGCAGGTGGCCGCGCCGTCCGCTGGCGGCGACATCACGAACAAGACGTACGTCGATGCGCAGGTCGCCACGAAGGCGGCAAGCTCACACACGCACGACGCCGCCGACGTCATCAGCGGCACTTTTGCCGCCGCCCGCATCCCACTCGCCACGACTGGCGCAGCTGGCGCGATGACCGCCGCCGACAGGGTGCTGCTGAACGGGGCGTCTGCGCTCGCGACGCCGAACACTCTCGTGAAGCTCGACGCGGCAGGCCGCACGCAGGTCGCGACCCCGTCAGCCGCCGCAGACACGGCGAACAAGGGTTACGTCGACGCTCAGACTGCCCTGCGGGCTCTCGCGTCCCACACTCACCCATGGGCGGACATTAGCGGCAAGCCTGCGACGTACGCGTCGGACTGGGGCACGCTGGCGAACATTCCCGCGACGATGCCGTCGACGTGGGCGACCGTGAGCGGCAAGCCTACGATCTTCCCGACCGACTGGGCGAACGTTGCGGGCAAACCTGCGACGATGCCGTCGACGTGGGCGACCGTCTCGGGCAAACCGACGACATTCGACCCTACGGCGCATACTCACATCTGGGCTGACATCACCGACAAGCCGGTCACGTTCACGCCTGCGTCGCATACTCACAACTGGTTCGACCTGACGGGCGTCCCGAACGCTTCGCGCGCACAGTCGGGCATCATGACCGCCGCAGCCTACGCGCTGCTGTACGATGCCACGACCGCTTACGCGACCAACAACATCGTCATGCGCGACGGTCTGGGCAACATTCAGATCAACCGCCCGACCGCTGATATTCACGGCGCGAACAAGCTGTACGTCGACGATCAAATGGCTGCAGCTCGTGCGGGCAAGCTGGACGTCGCGACGTTCACGGCGGCGATCTCGACGACGGCAACGGCTCGCGCGCTGCGTTCGCCCAACGTCGGCTCGTGGATCACGTGCTACGACAATGGCGTCGTCGAAGCGCCGACGATCTACTCGACGAACGCCGCGACGGGCTCGGCATGGCGCGCCGTCTGGGTCAACAGCACTGGCGGGCTGGGCTATAACCTGTCGTCCGAGAAGTACAAGACGGAGATCGAAGACTACGTCGTGCCGCTGAGCGTGCTCGATGATGTCAAGCCGAAGCGGTTCAAGTACAAGCAGAACGTCGAAGAGCTCGGCAGCGACGCGGCCCCGGTGCGCGTGAACTTCATCGCCGAGCACGTCTTCGACGCGGGCATGAAGGAGTTTGTCAGCTTCGACAACGAAGACCCCGACAAGCAGACCCGCGAGCACGTCGAGACGATCAACGAGCAGTTGATGGTAAACGCGCTGTGGAGTATCTGCGCGCAGCTGAAGGCTGAGATCGACGAGCTGAAGGCGGGCCGCTGATGCTCTCGGACATTCCCGCATGGGTCGGCACGGACCTGACGCCGTGGGCGATCGTGGGGCTCGTCGTCGTCTCGATCCTGACGGGTCGCTTTCTGGTCCCGAAGATCTATTACAACGAGATTAAGGCCGAGCGCGACCGCTGGCGGAACACTGCCGAGTCGCTGACTGGATCAGTCGGCATGATCAGCACTGCCCTGCCGGAAATTCTGGAAGTGGGCAAGAGCATGGACAAGGTCATGACGTCGGTCAAGGAAAAGACTGATGCAGAGATTGGGGTCGGCGAATGATCGCTTTTCTCGGCAGGGTGTTCGGCTGGAATAAGTACGTTGTCACTGACGAGGATAAGCGGGCGTCGACGTCGGCGCTTGCGCAGGCTGAAGAGCTGAAAGCCGTCGTTCACGAGCTACACAAAGAGTCATCAATTGTCGGCGCGCGGCAGCGGGTTATTCGCGAAGAAAATCACTGGACCCGCAATCTCGACCACGTTTTCAAAGGAGTGTAATGAAGAAAGAAATCGCGATCGGTCTGGGGGTCATGCTGCTCGCGGCGTCGACGTTCGCGCTATCTGCACATCAGTCGGTCACGGTGGTGCTGCTGATCCTGCTGCTGAGCTCGCTCGCCGTGCTGACGATCTACTACATGCGCCGGGCGCGCTGGCGGCAGTATCCTGCGGGCCGCGTGTTCCTGTATCAGCTGTGGGCATTCGACGCCCTCATTCTGTACTGGCTTTTCTCGCGAATGATCCCTGACCGCGACCTGCGCATTTTCTTTTTCAACGTGCTGATCGCGGGACTCGTTGCGACGTATTGGCTGATCACTGGCACCTTTTACAAGTCACAGCGGCACGCGCGAGCCGAGCGGCTGCGCCGTGCTGAAACCACCAAAGAGAAAGAGCTGAACAATGGCAACTAATGCCGTACAGGAAGCATGGATGAATGCGGCGGTCGGTCGTCGCATCAATCCCGATAACGCCTATGGGCTGCAGTGCGTCGACGTCGCCGACGACTACGCTGACGCGATCTTTCCCGGCGTGGGCTGGCGCGGGTCGGTTGGCGCGGTCAACGGCGCCCGAGACTTCAAGGGCCGGAACAATCAGTACGTCACGTGGGTGCCGAACATCGTCGGAGACGTCAACAGCATCCCACAACGGGGCGACATTATCGTGTGGGACGGCGACAGTCTGAACCCTTACGGGCACGTCGCCGTGGTCCTGCGGGCTGAAGCGAATCGCGTGCTCGTGCTGCAGCAGGACGGCTTCACGCAGGTGCCTGCGTTCACTGGCTGGCTGCTCTACGATCAGCCGGGCACCGGCCCGTCGCTGGGCTGGCTGCGCCCGAACGTGCCGCTCGACAACCCGCTGCAGTCCAATCAGCGCGAGGTCGGCCCCGCAGGCGTCAACGAGCGGGCCGAGCCGTCGACGTCGGCGAGTATCGGGCGCGTGTTCACGCAGGGCGACATTCTCACCCTGAAGGGCTACGTTACGAACGCTGAAGGCGGTTGGTTTGTCGGCGCGTTCAGTGGTACTTATTTCCACTCGACCGCGTTCACGAACCCTTACGCGGGCGACCTGCCGAACCTCACCCCGCCGCCGCCGCCCGCACTGAACGCGAAGCAGCGCCGCGTCGGTCCTGACGGCGCCGTGCTGCGCAAGGCGCCGGACAAGAACGCCGAGATTGTCGCGACGTTCAAGGCTGGCGACATCGTGCAGTTCGACGGCTACGTGCACGGCACCCGCCCGTACGGCGCGGACAGCTCAGACGGTTGGTTCGTGGGTGCGTCCGGCTTCATGTACTCGCCCGCGTTCGAGAACCCGCTTGCCGGGACGCTGCCGAATCTGACGGAAAAGTATTTCCCGAAGCCGACTACGCCGCCCGTCACGCCCGAAGCGAAGCCGTACAGCTTCGCGAAGCGCTGGAAGACGACGACCGGCGTCAAGCCTGCAGCGATCGAAAACATGCAGCGCGGGAACTTCGGGCCGCGTCCCGAGTACCTTGTGATTCATCAGATCGACGACCCGAGCCGGGCGCCCGCTAATGGCGACTGGGCAGGGTCGGCGTCGAATTGGTTCGCGACCCCGCGCCCGGCTGCGCCGTCGTCCGCTCACTTCGTGGCGCAGGCGCCCCGCATGCTCGAAACGGTCGACACTGTCGACCGGGCGTTCCATGCTGGGCAGGGCGGCAATGACTGGCTGAGCATCGAAGTGCCGCCGAACCCCGACGACGCGACGATCGAGCTCGTGAAGGCATGGCAGCGGGAATGGCGCGACACGATGGGCTATGTCCTGAAGCTGAAGCGTCACAAGGAGGTTCCCGGCGCATCGACGAGCTGCGGCACGAACATTCCACTCGACCGCTTCGACATCAGTGCCGAGAAGCCCGAAGTGCCGGGCAAGACCGAGCCCGACAGCGCCGTCACCGCTGATCAGGAAAAGGCGATCCGCAGCTATAACGACTGGCTGCTCGATCTCTACAAGACCCGAAAGGAATCGAAGTAATGGGCCGTTACGAGATCGGCGTCCCCATTGATGGCGTCATCGTCGAAAAGAATGCGCCAGCTGCGCAGACAATCCATCCGTGGAAGACGACGCTGCGCACGTTCGTGCAGGTCGGCATCCCTACGTTCATCGCGTTCGCGGCGCTCGTGCCTGAAGTGCTGCAGCTCGTGCTCGATCAGTTCGGGCAGGTGCTGCCTGACGAAGTGCGGGCGGTCCTGCTGGGCATCGCTGCGCTGATTACCGGCGTAGCTGCGCTGCTCACTCGCATCATGGCGCTGCCGAAGGTCGTCGAGTTCACGCGCAAGCATATGAAGTGGCTCGCGCCGGACAACAAGGCCGCAGAGATCGAGCGCACGGTCGCAGGCTGATAGTCTGGGCATCCTCTAGCAGGGAAAATGGATAGACCTTAGCGGTCCCACAAGAGAGCACGCCGTCAGGGCATGATTGATTCATGGCTGACGGCGTGCTCTCTTTTCCTTTCCGACTCGATACGACAGGCGCGATAGCGACCGTCGCTGATGGTTCCGACGCTTACGTCGACGAGCACATCGCGAAACTCGTGCTCACGAACATCGGCGAATGCCCGATGTCGCCCGAGTACGGCGTACCCGACCCGACTTTCGCGGCGCTGCACATCGGCGACGTGCAGGCCGGGCTGTCCACGTTCGGGCCGTCAGGGGTCAGGGTGACCGCCGTCGAAATGACGCCTTACAGCGACACGCAGAGCGTCGCCAGCATTGCATGGGCATACGAAAACGCAATAGGAGAAACGAACAATGGTTGATCAGCCGGTAGACGCGCCCGAGATCGAGACGCTGCGGCTGCTGCAGTACGGGACAGAGTCCGACCTAGTCGACGCCGCCGTCGCGCATATTCAGTCTGTGCTGCCGAACTGGCAACCGCAGCAGGGCAACACTGAGGTCGTGCTGCTGCAGGCTCTCGCGCTGATGCTCGGGCCGGAAGTCATGGCGCTGCAAATGCTCGGCGACAGGGTCATCGAGGGCGTCGCGGGGCTGTACGGCGTGCTGCGATCGCAGGGCACCCCGGCGTCGGGCCGCGTGCAGTTCACGGTCACGAACAGCAACCCGACGCAGATCATCCCGCTAGGCTCGCGCCTGCGCCTTGTCGTGAGCTCGACGGGCGAAACGGTCGACCTGCTCACGACTGAAGAGCTGCAGATCATCACGTCTGAGTCGCTGACAGGCGAAGTGAACGTCGTCGCCGAGTACGTCGGCGAGACGGCAAACGGCATCCCGGCAGGCACATCTGTGAGCGTCGTCGGCTCGCTGCCGTTCGTCGAGTCTTCCGTGCTCGCCCTGCCGATCAGCGGCGGCAGCGGCACCGAATCAGACGGGTCATTCAAGGCTCGCGCAGCTTCGACGTTCGCCCGGCAGGTATCGACGCTGGTCGGCACGGAGCAGTTCGAATACGCGGCGCTCACCCGGCCCGAGATCGGGCGCGCGAAGGCGTTCGATAACTACAATCCCGCAGTGCCGGGCTCGCCGCAGTTCGGTCACGTCACGGTCGCCGTCGCGAACACCACAGGGCAGACGGTCAGCGCCCCCGTCATGACGGACATCGAGAATTGGCTCGAAGCGCAGGCGCTCGCGTCCCTGATCGTTCACGTGATCGCGCCGACGTACACGACAGTGAACCTGAACGTGACAGTGAAGGCCGACGTCGGGCAGTCCGCCGTCGAGGTCAAGGCGAACGTCGAAGCGGCCCTGCGAGAATGGCTCTCGCCGGTAACGTGGCCGTGGGATTCGACGGTCGAGCAATTCAGCATGATTAGCGTCGTCGGCAACGCTGGCGGCGTCAAGCAGGTGACGAGCGTCCCGGCGACGATCGCGCTGGCCGGTAAGGCGCCGCTGCCGACGATCGGCACGATCAACGTGACGGTGAACTGATGGTCACCGTAATCAACGAGATTCGAAACTCGACGTTCGAAGACTGGACTTACACACCGTGGCAGCTGAGCAACGCAACGGCGTCAGTTACAGGATCGTTCCCGCAAATGGCGCAGGACGGTCTGAGGATTGTTCAAGTCGTCTCGGACGGCACGAGCGTCGCCCCGGTGCTGTCGCTTGTCTCGGCGTCGCTGCGCCCGAAGATTCAGCCGGGGCAGTGGCTCGGCTTCAAGGCTTTCGTCGCGACTGAGAACTTCAACTATCAGACGCGCCTGCAGATCAGCTGGCGCGACGAAGCGGGCGCGTCGATCGCCAACACGTCGACGCCGTACACTGCGACGCCGTTCTACTCTGGCGGGTATCCCGAGATCGTCGCGCAGGCACCCGAAGGGACTGTCTCAGCTGCGCTGTATCTGCAGTTCAGGAATGGCAACGACATCGCGACCGTCGTGCCTGCCGGTAAGCGCATGTGGGCTGACTCGATCCGCGCGCACGTCGGCGACGACCCGGCAGCCATTCGCGACTGGCTCGCGCAGCCTTTCTGGTCCGGCGACACTCCCGCCGACGCGAAATATATCTACGGGTGGACGGGCGCCCCGGCGAACTCGACGGCGTACCGCGTCGACCGTCTCGACCTGCTGCACAGCTGGACGCGGAAACTGTGGGGCTCGCTGCCGAACGCGCACCGCATGGCCGATGCTGTGCAAGACCCCGGCGAGGGTTACTTCCCGCTGCTGCGCTGGCTGAACGGCGTCGGCGCGCTGGCCGGTCAGATGCGTGACCTATCCGACGCGGTATGGAACAACGAGCTGACCGACCTGAGCAAGGCGCCTGACGAAGCGCTGCGGTGGCTGGCGCAGCTGCTCGGGCTGTCCGAGTCGCAGCGGGCCGTCTCCCTGACCGACCTGCGGGCCGCGCTCGTCGAGATCACGGCGGGCGGGCGTCCGGCGATCGGTACGCGCCGCTCGATCGCTGAAGCGACGAAGCGCTTTCTGACGGACGAGAAGCAGGTCACGGTGCTGCCGTCGTCGATCACCCCGCACACGATCGTGCTGCTCGTGCGCACTGCCGAAGTGCCGGGCGGCAACCTTGTGACGCTGGCGAACAACGTGCGGGCGACGGGCGTCATCCCTGCAGGGCATAACGTGATCGCTCAGAACGCCGTGGCGACGTGGGATAGCTTCATGGCTGCTGCGGGCGTCTCATGGAATGAGAAGGATCAGAAGGCCGTCACGTGGGCGAAGCACGACACGCTCGGCGTAGTGCTCGAAGCATAAGAAAAGGGCGGTTCGTATTTAGAAACGAACCGCCCTTTCAGCAACCGCCAGATTGCGAGTCTATCCACAGGAGAAGATGACAAGATCAGGATACAACACGCCTGCTCAGCGTTTTGAAACTGTGTTGAATATGGGTTACTGTTGTTCTATCGGTTCGAACGACCGACCACCGCCAACACAGGAGAAAATGCCTTGCCTAAGCAACCAATCGTGCTCACTGAGCGCGGCGAATACGTCAAAGAAATCCTGACCGCCCTCAGCCTGTTCGCACCCGTCGCAGCTGTCGCTGTCGGCTTCGTAGCGTTCGGCGGTTCACCCGCATGAGCGTCAACTACCGCACGCCGGGCTCGAAGCTGATCCTGCCCGCCAACGCGCCCCGCGAGCTGTGGCTTGCCGAGCGCACGAAAGGCGTCGGCGGCTCGGACATCAGCGCGATCATGGGCCTGAACAAGTGGAAATCAGCATGGGGCGTCTACAACGACAAGCTCGGGCTCTCGCCTGAAGTGAAGCAGAACGCCGCGATGCGCTGGGGTCTGCTGCTCGAAAAAGCCATGCGCACGGCGTTCGTCGAAGACACAGGCTTGCAAGTCCGCTCGGCTGGGCTGCACCGCTCGAAAGAGCGCGACTATGCACAGATCACGGTCGACGGGCTCGTCAGCGACGGCGGCGTCTTCGAATCCAAGACACTGCAGAGCTGGACAGCTGACGAGTGGGAAGACGAGCAGGTCAGCGATCACGCCGAGCTGCAGGTCGCGTGGAGCATGTACGTTACAGGCCGCTCTCACGCGTGGGTCGTCGGCCTGATCGACGGGCGAGACTTTAGGGTGCGCCGCGTCGAACGCGACAACGAGCTAATCAAGATCATTCTCGACGTCGTCGACCGCTTCTGGAACGACAACGTACTGCAGCAGGTACCGCCCGCGATGACGTCGACGTCGCTCGAAGAGGTCAAGAGCCTGTACCGGCGCGGCATCGAAGATCACGACCGCACCCTGACGATCGACGAGCTGTTCAAGCTGTCCGCGCTTGACGTCGAGCTGAAGAAACTGAAGGAATCGCAGAAGGCCGACTCGCTCGAAGAGGCTCGTGTGCAGGCCGAGATCAGGGCGATCTTCGGCAAGGCGCAAGCACTGCGCAACCATGAAGGCGAGCTCGTCAAGACGCTCGTGAATAACGGCACGTTCGCGGCGAAGAAATTCGCCACAGATCACCCCGACAAGGTCGAGCAGTACAGCGTAGCTAAGACAGTCTTCGACCCGAACCTGCTGAAAGCAGCAGAGCCCGAGCTGCACACCGAATACCGCGCCCGCGTTCTGCGGGATGCACCGAAGAAGAAAGAGAGCAAATAATCATGGCGAACGGGCTCGCGCAGCGCGCACAAGGTCAGGCAGTACAGCAGCAGGGCAACGAGAAGAGCATCGACCAACTGCTCAAAGAGATGCAGCCGCAGTTTCAAATGGCGATGCCACGCGGCGCCGAAGCCGTGCAGCTGGTCCGTGACGCGCTGACGGTCATCCGGCAGACGCCGAAGCTGCTCGAATGCGACCGGGCTTCTCTGTTCGGTTCGCTGATGACCTGCGCGCAGCTGGGCCTGCGTCCCGGCGTCGGCGCACTGGGCCACGCGTATGTGATCCCGTTCAAGGGTCAGGCGCAGTTCATTCTCGGGTATCAGGGCATGCTCGAATTGGCGAACCGCTCGAACGAGGTCGAAGGCACCGTCGCCCGCATCGTCTACGCTAACGACGAGTTCAGGGTCGACTACGGCACGGACAAGCTGACGCACGTCCCGGCGATGTCGGGCCGTGGCGAGCCGATCGGGTATTACGCGAAGTTCTACCGGCGCGGCAGCGACCGCCCGGTCTTCGAATGGATGTCTGTCGAAGACGCGAAAGAGCATATGCAGAAGTTTGCAATGGCGAAGACCCGCGACGGGCGCATCGTCGGGCCGTGGGTGCAGCACTTCGACAGCATGGCGCTGAAGACCGTCGTGCGCAAGCTGTTCAAGTGGATGCCACGCACGACGCAGATGCAGCTCGCAGTCATCGCCGACGAGACGGTGCGCGTCGACGCGGCACCTAACGCCGACCTTGCACAGGTCGCGAAGGGTGTCGACTTCGACGAGCGGGGCGAGAATGCGGCACTCGTCGACGAAGGCGAGCAGCCGCCAGCTGACTACGATCCGCGCTTCGATGACTAAGAGGGAAGGCCGCTACGTGCGGGGCGTCGATCAGGTGGCAGCAGTGCTTACGCCTGACGACGTCCTGCGCATGCGGGAAGCAGCAGCATCAGGCGCTACCGGGCGCGAACTGGTCGCACAGTTCGGCGTCTCGAAAACTGTCGTCAGCCGCGTCATCACCGGGCGCGGCTGGGCACACGTGGGCGGGCCGATCCGAGCACCGCGCAGCTACAAGAGAAAGCAGTAAGCCAACATGGCAGGCGAGACAACGATCACCGTGATCGGAAACCTTACGAACGATCCCGAGCTGCGGTTTACGCCGTCCGGCAGTGCGGTCGCGAACTTCACGATAGCGAGCACGCCCCGCGCGTTCGACCGGCAGGCGAACGAATGGAAAGACGGCGAGACGCTGTTTCTGCGCGCGTCGGTATGGCGCGAGACTGCCGAGAATGTCGCCGAGTCCCTGCTGAAGGGCATGGAAGTCATCGCGGTCGGCAGGCTGAAGTCACGCAGCTACGAGACGAAAGAGGGCGAGAAACGCACCGTCATCGAGCTCGAAGTCGACAGCATCGGCCCGTCGCTGCGCTGGATGACGGCGCAGCTGAAGCGCGTACAGCGCGGCAACGGCAACAACAACGGCGGCGGCGGCTTCGGTGGCGGTCAGGGCGCCCCGCAGGGCGGTCAGGGTGGCTTCGGTGGGGGCGGGCAGTACGCGGGCGGCAGCATGGCGCAGGGCGGCGCCGCTGGCGGGCAGCAGGGTAATGATCCATGGGCGACGCCGAGCACGAACGCGGGCGGCGGCGGCTGGGGGAACGGACCTGATGCCGAACCACCTTTCTAGCTCAGCTGCACCACAATAACGGGACAAGCGCCCCGTCGACCATTGCTGATCGACGGGGCGCTTTTGTGCGTGTGGCGGGTGTGACGTACGCGACACGCGGGACACGCCGAGTAGTTTGTAAACGCAATGGGTTACGAGTAATGTCGTCCCTGTACTCGTCGAAACGGATTACGAACCAAGTAGTCGAACCGGGCCGAACCAAGTACCCGTCAAGTACCCGTCAAGTAGTCAGGACAGCCTTACAATGAGTACCGAACACCCGCCAGCTGGGGAGCAGGTGAGCGAACTATCCGAACATCTCAACACGGCAGCGAACGCAGTCGTCAGGACGCGCGAGGACTTCGAGCAGGCAGTGCTCGATGCGCACCTGTCGGGCATGACGAACGTCGAGATCGCGAAGCACGTCGGACGCACCGAGGGCGCGATCAGGGCGATCCTGAAGAGGCTGCAGGCATGAGGACATTCGGCAAGATCAAGCTGAGCGCACAGAGCGATCCTGATTGGCGCGGCCTGTCCCACACCGCGCAATGGTTGTACTGGTCGCTCGTCGGCAGCGAGTCCCTGACCGCCTGCGGGGCGATGGACTACAAGCCGAAGCACCTGCAAGCCCTTTCCCCCACAATGAACGTCGCAGGCGTCGAAGCAGCGATGGATGAACTGCGGGCGCAGAAGTATGTCGTGCTCGACGAAGAGACTGACGAGCTGCTGCTGCGGTCCTACGTCCGCAATGACGACGTCGTGCTCAACAAAAATATGATGGTCGCTGTCATCAAGGCGTGGCGCAAGCTGGCATCCCTGAAGCTTCGCAGCGTCGTCGTGTTCGAGCTGCTGCGCCTGAAGCAGGAGCACCCGCAGGCCGGTATCTGGGAGCATCCCGAGATGGTCGACGCCCTGCGCCGCACGACCCCGATCGACGTACGCGACGAAGACACTGCAGTCCAGAGCATCGAGGATGACGGCGGGCTCGTGAGTGTTTCCGGCTGGGGAGACTCACCCTACTAAGCCCCTCCCGAAGCCCCTCCCGAAGGGGCTCGCGAAGCCCCTTGAAAAGCCCCTCCCGAAGCCCCTCGCTTAGGGGCTCGCTTAGGGGCTCGATCAGCCCCTCGCTTAGGGGCTCGTGAAGGGTCTATCGAAGGGGCTAAGCGAGGGGGTCGCGAAGCCCCTCGTGAAGGGGGTCGTGAACAACAGACAACAAACAACAGACAACAGACAACCTGTAAACCCGGCAAAATCCGAATCTCACCTAAGTAACGCGAGGGAACGAAAATCTCGCAGAATGGAGCACCGCCAGAATGCACAAGCTCACCGGCACACAAGCGCAAGCACTCGCCCGTCTCGTCACGGACCTGCAGCCCGGCTGGACACATGACGAAGTCGTCGGCGCCCTTGCCGACAATCGCCTGCAGGCAGACTTCCCGGCGTTCGTGCAGCGCATCGTCGAAGCCGCCATGATGGGCGAAGAGCTGAGCGAAGCGTTCCTGATGAAGCCGCCGCACGTCTGCCCGGTCATCATCGAGACTGTCGCAGCTGAACCGCAGGCCGCACGTGACGACGCATGGCTCAACGCCGTCGTGAACGAAAACGACCCGACCGCGTCACGGCTGCTCAGCAAGCCGAAGCTCGACACTCCCGCAGCGAAGGCGCCCAACGACGACCCGAGCAACTGGCGCAACCGCTTCGCCCGAGAGATCGACAAGGGCAAGCAGCAGCGTCAAGCCGAACTACTGAAGAACCGCGCAGCTGAGCCGCAAGGGGCCACGCGATGCCTGACGCCGAGCACCCGCGCACTAGTCGACGGGGCACTGAACGAACTCGCCGACAGCCTGCAGCATCACCACACGCCGGGCTACGATCCCGAATCCGCTACCGCAGCAGGAGCCGAACGGCAGGGCGTCCCGACACAAGCGCCCGGCACGCCCGAGCCCGAGGTACCGCCCGCGTCCCGTTTTGTCGCAGAGCCGAAACAGGAGACCCCCGAAGAAGAGAAAGCCCGACTCGACCGCGAACACCGCCGCATGCTGCACGCAGCCGCCGCCAAACGAGAGCAACAGCTCGCACAGGAGCGAGCCCGGTGAACGTCCGCAGGCAATTCACGGTCAGCGAATACCAAACCGCGACCAACGAAATCCGCAGCATGCAGACCCAACTCGCCGAACGCCGCCGCACCGCCCTGAAAGCTGAGCTCGCGAAGTTGAACAGCGCCGCAGGCAAAATCGAATTACGGCGGCAAGCCCAACTCACCGCAGAGCGCTACCTGCGCACAATGGGCATCGCCGAACGCGTCGCAGCAGACGAACTGCGGAACGAATACGAAAGCTACGAACTAGGCCGCGCCCGACTCGCAGCAGCAACCGCAGAAATGTACGAACACGCCCGAGCCAAACAAGCCAAAGCAAACCGCGCCCGCGTCGACGACTACGAACCAACACCCGCAATCACACACGGACACACGAGCTACAAACGCGGACTCTGCAAATGCAACGCCTGCCGACACGCAAACGCCCGATACGAAGCCAACCGACGAGCCCGAAAGGCCGAAAATGACCACTCCACAAAACAACCCACAGGCCAAACAACGAAAGACCACTCAGCGGCGGGCAACGGCGGGCAGGAGCGCGCAGAAGCCGCGTAAACGAACTGCCCTACCTAAAGCGGCCCCGAAGCCGTTAGAACCGCTCACAGCGCTCGGGCCACTCTGGCCTGATCCGCTGCCGATCGAACATCACGCCGAGATCGAGATCGACGTCAGGCTGTGGGATTGGCAGAAGACCCGAATCAGTGCGAATGACAGGCTCGATCCGCGTGAGAAGAATCGCCGCACGCAGATATGGCGCAGCGCCGCCGAAGCCGCTGTACTCGCTGCCGGGATTGATCCGCTCAGCTGGGCGAGAGTGGTTTACTGGGTGCGCTGGCCGGACAACCGTAAGCGCGAGACGTCGAACCTGCAGCCGACTGCGAAGGCGATCGTCGACGGTATGGTCGATGCCCGCGTTTTGCCGGATGATCGCGACGAGATGGTCGATGGTCCTGACGCTCGCCGCATCTATCCGAACGGGCCGCACCGCGTCATAATTCAGCTGTGGCGCCGGGCGTGATAGCGTTGTACTCGTACTAATCGTTACTACAAGAAAGCACCGCCATGACAAACATTGCAGACGCCCGCGCCCGGCTGTTCAAGCTGAAGCAGGCACGCACGCCGCTGCGCGAAAACATCGAATCGCTGCAGGAGCACATCGAGCACACGCGCAAGCAGATCGAAGACCTGCAGCTGATCGACGACACGATGCGCGACGCCGAGAATGCCGCGCAGGTGGAGCTCGACGCCGCACTCGAACGGCACGAAGATGAAGCAGCTGAGCGGCTGCGCGTGCAGATCGAGCGTGATGACCGGCAGCGCGAGCGTGACGCCCGAGCTCTGGGATTCGTCGACGAGCCACGCAAGATCAAGGACGCCCCGCAGGCATGACACGCAAGCAGAAGCCGAAGACAAGCAAGCGGCCCTACCGCAGGCGCGCCCGATGACCGATGGACTACTCGCCCGACTCGACGAGCTGAGAGCGCGCCGTGAGCGCTTCGCGTCAGTGCAAGAGCGCTATGTCGCATACTGCCCTGAATGCAACGAAGGCGAGCGGGAAATCGGCGAGTGCTATGACGACTCTGAAGCGTGGGCCGATCAGCACAACCGCGAACACCACAACGATGCAGCCGAGCGAGAGATCGCCGACGAGATGACAAGGAATGACCACAAATGACCGCTAAATTCGAAGACCTGCCCGCATCCGTGCAGGCTCAGCTGCACGACGAGCTGCTGCATGAAGAGCCGGGACAACGCGCCGCCGCCGAGCAGGAGCTTGCACGCCTGCAGGCCGAAGCCGACGCGCAGGGCGCCCCGCCCGTCATCGACTGGGACCGTGAGCGCGAGATCGACGAAGAGCTCGACAACGCACTGACGCAGCTGACAGGCGAAACAGCCGAGCAGGCGCAGGAGCGCTTCGACAAGGCGCAGGCCGAAGCCGCAGGCGTCCCACTCGACTTCGCTCAGCTCTACAGCAAAGTCGAAGCCGAGATACTGGCCGCATGCGCCGACGTCCCGCAGCTGCCTGAAGTCTCGGCTGCTGCCGTCATTCAGCTCGTCACCGGATACTGCGCCGCGCCATTCGAGCGCAAACTCGTCGAGCTCGAAGGCGTCATCGAAGCACTGCGCCTGTCCGTGCGAGAAAGCGAAGAGACGGTCGAACGACGCGGCGCAATCATCACCGGACTGCAGACCGATAAGCGGAACATGCAGCAGCGGCTCAACGTCCTGCACATCGCTGTCGGCAAGCTGATGGAGACGACCGGGCCGGGCGAGCTGGTCATCACTGACGAGTACCTGCGCCGCACTAAGCCGGGACTCGTGACGATCTTCGACGAGCGCATGCAGAGCCGCACCCGCATCACAATCGAGAAGCAGGTGAACCTGTCAGATGACTGAGCGCCATTACGTCGACGAAGTCGTCGCAGCCGACCCGTCAGTGATCCATCGCGTCAGCAGCATCTACGGCGAGACATACACAGACAAGCTGAACCACATCGGGGCGCAGCTCGGCGTCTACCGGCAATGCTCGATCGGATACCACAGCGAATGCAGCGTAGCTGAGCAGCGCGGCGACGACTGCCCTTGCGCATGCAAGTGCCACGTCGACCCGTTTCACGAGCGCGTCAAGGTAGCCCGGCTGGCCGTCGCTCAGAACGTCTACAAGATCGAAGTTGAGACAGACGAAATACTGCTCGGCTGGCTCGCGCCACACTGGAACGAAGGCGAAGCCGAGCGATGGATCAGCATCGAACCCGACGCGATCGAACCGCTCTATGAAGCGCTGCGCAAGGCACGCGGCAAACTCAGCACATCAACACCGGCAGCACCCGAAGGAGCAAGCGAATGATGAAAGACCTGCCCGGCCCGTTGCCACTCACCGCCGACGAGATGCCGATCGAAGAGCCCGAAGAGACGACCGACCCCGAGATCGAACATCTGAAGTTCGTCGATGCAGACGGGGCGACGTTCGTCATCGAGTCAGAAAACGGCTGCGTCACGATTCAAGTCTCGGGCGGGCACACCGAGTACGGCGACGACATACCCTGTGAGGGCTGCGACGACTGCATCGAAACAGTCGCGCTCTACGCCGCCGACATTCCGACGATCATCGAAGGGCTGCAGCTCGCCCTGCAGCACGCCGCCCTGACCGGCGAATACGGCAAGGCAGGCACGATCGAGGGCGAGGTCATTATCGCCGACCGCTGCACGCCTGACGGGCACGTAATCCCGCATCGTGGGTGCATCCTGCGATGATCACATGGCTGCGGTACAAGATCGCCATACGCCGGGCTGAGCGTGCCGAGTACGACGCGTTCAGCGAGCCGTTCAACTGGCGCAGTACGGACAAGTGGCGGCGCAGGCGTGTTAATACACACTTGCTAAAACGCCGGTACGAACGCCGCTACCCGATCGACATCGAACGACTCGGCGCAGGCATCGGCGTGTTCGCTCTCGTCGCAGCTGCGGCATTCTGGGTACTCAAATTCTGGGAGCTGTCATGACGTTCGCAACCGAGAAACTGGTCACCGCCCGCAAGGCGCACAAGTGCGGCGAATGCTTCAGGCCGATCGTGAAGGGCGAGCAGTACCACCGGGGCGCGGGCAAGTGGGAGGGCGACTTTTGGCATATGAAATGGTGTGTGCCGTGCCAGAAGTTCCGCACGATCCTGCTGTACGTCGACGGCGAGTTCTGGAATGACTGCTATGGCGGGATAAGCAGCTGGGTCGAGAATGTCGGGGCGCAGGAGCTCGAAAGCGACGGCTTCAGCTGGACGTTCCGGCTGCACGTGGCGCGGCTGAGTAGCTTGTTCCGGCAGCACTGGGCAGGGCTCACGACCGAGATCGAGCACGCACAGGCAGCGATGCAGCTCGAAAAGCACGAGCGGGCGCTGAAGAGTCGCGAGCAGCTGCGCAGGGCTGCAGGATGATCTTTGTCGAAGCCCGCAAGTCGCGGCGTCTGAGATGGTGCGATCAGTCGTTTGCGCATCAGCGGCGGGTCGAGCCGGGCGACTGGTACGGGCGCGTCAGTGTGTCCCCGAAAGACGGCATCATGGGCGCGTCGGATGGGAAGTGGTATTCGTTCCCTGTCTGCCTGTCGTGCCTGCTTGACGGCACCGAGGGGCGCATCGCGTACTTCAGCCGCGACCGCGAGGGCCGCAAGCTCGTCGAGGGCATCCTGCAGCGCAAGGCCGAACGTGGATAGCGGCGTCAAGACGCTCACGGTGCAGCTGTACGTCGAGACGCAGGCGTACGAAGCGCACTGTGAGCGGTGCGGCCCGGTGTTCAGCGTGTCCCGCGAGTACCTTGTGCGCAGCGGCTTCAGGGCGCCGTTTTTTGTAGCACACATGTGCCAGCCGCCCGCGCCCGACTGGTCTGCTGTGTGAGATCGCCCGGCACTACAGAAGTAGTGCCGGGCTTTTCGCTGCCCTTTATTTCCACACAGTTTGACATCTGCCCGAATATGCCCTTTACTTGTTCTAGCGGTTCATACAAGTGAGCCGCCCGCCAGAAGAGAGAAGCACATGAAGATCACGAACGACCGCACCGGCACCGTTACCCGCCACACTCGCACGATCGAGATCGAAGACGGGCCGATCGTCCCGCTCGATGACAGCTACGTCGAAGGGACCGCGATCAAGGTCGACAAGATCACCTACAACTATTTGGACGGCGCCGAGCCGACCGCGTTCAAGGTCGAAGGGCAGCTGCACGAGCACGACGTCACGAAGCACGGCGCCCGCATGCGATACGCCCGCGTCTTCCCGCTCAGCCGCATCATTCCCGAGGTCGAGTTTGTGCTCACCCTGATCGACGAAGAGGGCAACTAGCATGCGAGTCGAGAAGACCGAAACCACCGCCGAGCTGATCATCAACCGCAAGCTCACCGTCTCGGGCGGGCCGCTCGCGAAGACCGCGACCGCAGCCTATACGCACACCAATTTTCGCGTCGACGCTGTGACGTTCGTCCGTCGCGAAGGGGCCGAGCCGCATCTCGCGATCATCGAAGGCTTCTCAGTCGACGCAGCAGGCAAGCCGCGCGGCGAAGGCAAGCGGTACAGCCGCGCAGTACGTCGTAACGCGTGGGACTCGGCTAGTTACAGCTGGCTCAACGAACTGCTCTAAAACATCACTGGCGGGCGCCTGACCGGGCGCCCGCCCCTTATCTGGGGAGATACCATGACCGCCATTTTTGACACGATGATCGCCGAGCGCGTCGCCGCCCGCCGCACAGCTGAGCAGGAGCAGGAGCGCGAAGCGAAGCTGTTCGAGTTCCTGACCGTCGCCAGCAAGTTCACGGACGTCTGCAGGCTGCTGACCGCAGGCGAGCCGGTGCTCGTCGCCGGGCATTCACTGGACATCAGCGACGACGCGAGCACGGTCGAGCTGGGCGCCGTGTTCGTCGACATCGAGGGCATTCAGCACGTCGCGTATGGGACGTTCGAGGGCGACCTGCCGCCGTTCGATGCGATCCTGCTCGCCGCGTCCGCGACCGTTCGCGACGTAGCTGAACGGCTCGGGCTCGTCGAGCTGGAAGAGCGCCTGACGCTTTAGTGACTCAGCCGAGCGGGACGGCGTAGACAGCTGTTCCGCTCGTGCTATCCTGTTCTAACAGTTAGTACAACCGCCAGAAAGAGAAGGCCATGAAATTCGAGACTGAAACATTCGACCGCGAAAACTACAGCAGCGACGGGCCGGGCGTAACGACGCGCTACCAAGACGCCGTCAGCAAAGAGATGATCGCATACATCGACTACAGCGAAGACCGCAAGCAGGCAGCTGTCGCACTCTTCGCGCCGGGCACCACAATGCGCGGCACGTCCCGCTACCCGATGCGCCCCAAAGCGAAAGCCGAAGGCATCGTCGCCCGGCACCTGCGCAAGCAGGGTTACACAGAGCCCGCAGAGCACGCCGACCGCCCCATCGACAACGAGATCGAAGACCGCGCACTGCAGGCAGCGTTTCAGCTGAACGGCGCCCGCCGCCGCAGCCCGAACGACGACGGCGTCATCGAGATCAGGGCACGCGTCGAGTTCGACGGCAGCGTCATCTTCACAATCCTGACCGACACGCGCGGCAGGCTGGAAGTCAAGCTCGACGGTCACGAGTTCCCCCGGCAGACCGAGCTCACCCGCGCCGCACGCTGGGCAATATCCGACGCGAACATCGCCAGCATCGACGCCGCCCTGAAGCAGCTCGACGACGACGAAGCTGCGGCAGACAAGGCCGAAGCTGACCTGCTGCCGGACATCTGCCCGCGCTGCGGCATCAACAAGCTCGACCGCGTACGCCCCGCGCTGAACGCCCGCAGCAGGTACGCGCCCGTCTACATCTGCAGCCCTTGCGGCACGCACGAAGCGCTCACACCGGGCGGCGTCGACTTGTGGCACGATCCCGAGCACGCGCTGCGGGCGATCCGGCTGCGCTACGAAGCCAACAACACCGTCATGCGCGGGCGCATCCCTGAAGACTCATTCGCTGCCCGCGTGATGACCGACGCAGAGCGTGACGTGAACGCGATCGTACGGGCGACCACCGCCGACGCCGTCGCGTCCTACAGCCCGGCGCAGTGGCCTGACAGCGTGCAGCTGTGAAGCTCACGATAAAGCGCGAACTGACGCGGCTGAACAACGCCGACGATAACGCGCAGTCGCCCCTGCCGCTCGACGTCGCCCTGTCGATGTACTACGACGGCGAGCTCGGCGAGCTGGCGCAGAAGATCAACGACGAAGTGCTCGCCGAGCATGGGCTAGAGCCGCAGCCGTTCGTCATCATCGAGCTAGAGCAAACGACGAAGGGCAAGACGCTGCTCGTCATCCGAACCGACGCAATCAAGAACCCGAAAGAAAACGAACTATGACCACCGCACAGCCGCCCCGCAAAACGAAGATCACGATCAGCTTTGAGCAGCAGGACATCGCCGCGATCCCGCCCCTGCTCACGACCGACGCCGTACCGCCCGAGCTCGCGCAACGCGTCGCCGCACACGCAAACACCTACATGCGCATGACGAAGCATGCCCGGTGGTGGGCGGTCGACTGGCCTGCAGGGTCGAAGAAAGGCTCGATCATCTCGACCCGCTCGGGCTCGCTGAAGGATAAGCCGCTCGTCGGCTTCACGGCTAAGCGCGGGTGGCTGTAGTGGCGACGCATAAGCCCGCGAAGTGCGCGAACTGCGGCGAAGCCTGCACGGGCCGGGATGCGCTGCCTGCGTGCAATCGCTGCCTGCCGATCGTTAGGGCGAAACGGGCCGTGCGGGATAAGGGCGGCTGGGCTCAGTGCCTTGTAACAATCGCGAAAACTGAGCGATGGTTTGCATACGACCGCGCCGCCCGCATAAGCTCGAACCGTTAGTACAACTCGAACCGCCAGAAAGGCAACGCAATGCCCAACACACACATGCGCGACGCGACAATCGCAGCCGCGCAGCTGATCAGTGAAGAGACAGCAAACGAGCAGTACGTCGCAGAGCAGGGCATCACCGACGAAACGATGCAATTCGGCGCGCTGAACCGCATCGCCGAGTCGAATCTCGCGATCGCCTATGAGCTGCGCACCCGCAACAACATCGAGATGCTGAAGATCATGAAGCAGGAAAACTGGGCCGAGTCAGCTGACGGGCAGGCGCTCCGCACGATGGTCATCGAAGCGCTCGATCTCGAAGACATCGCGAAGCTGATCGCAGGGCAGCGACGTGGCTGAGTTCGGACACAAGACAGCGCTGCGCGAGCTCGTGCGCCTGCAGACCGGCGAGAAGTGCCGCGAGATCGTGAATGGCATCATCGACACGCTGCCCGACGAGCTCGGCACGCAGGACGTACGCGACGTCGACATTGCAAACGCCCTGCTCGCCGGGCTCACCACACGAAGCGAAGGGATCACAGAATGAGCCGTCTCGAAGGCGCAGCTGAGCGAGTCGCAGAGTTCCTGCAGCTGCGCGCTAAGCATCTGGGCAACGACCCCGAAGTGATCTACAAGATCAACGACACGGAGCTCTTCACTGACGACCTGCTCGCGCTCGTCGAAGCCGCTCACTTCATGCGCGTCATGCTCGGCATCAACGCGTCGGCGCGCATCGAGTACGCGGCGATGGCTGACGGCTGGGACGCGCCCGAAGTCGACGAAGAGAACCGCAACAGTCTGCAATTCGCTCAGGAGAACGTGCATTACCACAACCACGTCCGAAAGTCGCAGATCACGAAGGGCGGCAAGCCGTGGCCGCTCGCGTACGTAATGCAGCGTCTCGTCACAGACTGGGAGCCGAAGCAATGATGATCGAATGCACTGAATGCCCGCACGTCGAAGAGGTCAGCGCCGAAGACCCTGATGCCAGCTACAGCGAAGCCGTCGATCATGTGACGCGCAAGCATCCCGGCATCAAACCGCAGCACGCCCTGCAGCTGCGCGGCTCAGAAGTGCCATGCTAGACGAATGGCTGATGACCTGAAATTCCTGCTCTCGCTGGGCGTCACTGTTGATCAGTGCGCTCAGCGAGTGCAGCGCACCGCTTACGTGATCGACCGCGAGATGAACAAGAAAGACGACGACGAAGATGACTAATCAATACGTGATCAGCACCGCCGACAGCCTGCAGGATGACCTGACGAAGCCCGTCGACATCACCGGGCAATACGGGCCGCAATCGGTCGACCTGATGATCTACTACGTGCGCGAGCTGACCGGGCTGCAGTGGGCCGGTCCTGCGCAGCACGCCCGCGACCTGATGATCGCGCCGGGCCTGCGCATATGGTTCGATGCGGTCGAGCCTGACGCTTTGGAGTATGGCGACATCGTCGTGCTGCACGGCTTCGACACGTCCGACTTCGGCACGACCGGCGTCATGTACGGCGATAGTCCCGAGCTGGTCTATGTGTTCACGCAGACGCCGATGAATCCGAGCGTGCAGACGTTCCGACGCGAGAGCATCGTCGGCGGGCTGCGGTACAAGTACAGCGGCCCCGTCTCGCCAGTGAACCGCCTAGCTGAGCCGTACGAGCTCGACGAAGCCGTGCCGATGTCCTGCACGATCCATAGCGACTGCGTCGCCGGGATTGTCCGCGACGCTGGCGAGTACCCGATCTACGGCTCACGCAAGCTGGACATCTGGACACCTGCCAGCGGCGAGCCGTCGCCCCTGCGTGACGCCCTGCTGAAAGACACACCTGCCGAGAAGCGCGCCACGCTGGGCGACTTCATGGTCAAGGACAACGAAGAGCTCACGGACGGCGAGGAATGCGTGAAGGCGATGGATGACTGGCTCGAACGGCGCGGGCTGGCACGCGGCGATGCTGTGCGGTTCACTGCGCAGCCGGGCGACGTCATCATGTGGGACTCGGACGCCCTGAACGCTTACGGGCATATCGCGATCGTACAGAACGCCCCTGCGCCATGGTGGCGGCGCCTGACGAACTGGCTCGGGCTCACGGTCGCCGAGACGGTCACGATCCGGCAGGAGATTCGATAAATGGCTGAGCTGCGCGAGTATTTCATCGGCGGCGTGCTCGACGGCACCTATCACCCGCACGAGCCGAACATGCCGCCGCAGCTCGTCGCCTATGACGACACGAGCAAGGGCACGAGCGTCTACGTCAGGCAACCGATCTTCGACGACGAGAAGACGCGTAACTGGGTCTGCGTTGAATCGCCCGCCGACCTGCTCGCCATGCGCGACTATCAGCAGACGCCCGCAGCAGGCCGCAAGCACTTCACGCTGTTCGACCTGCGGGCCGCACTGAGCGGACTCGAAGCCATGGGCTTTCCCGACGACACGCCGATTCGCGTGCAGGTCACATGGACAGGGCACCTGAAACACCTTTCGGCGTCACGAGACGACGAGCAAGCAGAGCAGAAAGCAGGCAACAAATGAAGACGCGCTACATCATCGAAGCACTCGACGAGCAGGGCAACTGGAAGACCGAGATCGACACGGTGAGCCCTGTCGCGGTCATGCGCGCAGCGATGGAGCTCGCAGGCGATCAGGTCAGCACCCGGCAGTCGACGCTGCACGGCAAGGACGCGGCCCGGCACGACGTCGTCAAGGCCGAAGTGCGCGAGTTCGACAGGGAAGAGCTGAGCCGCATCGTGGGCGAGCTGGCCGGGGCTGCGTCGACGTGCTGGGAAGACGTTGCTGCTGCTGGCGTGTTCGACTCGACGCGGGCGCAGATGCTCGTCGAGAATGCGCTGAATGAGATCGTCGAGCTGATCGGCGGCTCGGCAGTCGAGAGTGCGCCAGCTGAGCGGCAAGGCGTGCGCATGCCGCGCGTCGGCGATCCGGTCGTCTATTTTCAGGGCTCGATGCAGCGTGTCGTACCTGCCGTGATCAACGAGCTACACCGCACGATCGACCCTGAAACGGATATGCCCGAGGTCGGGCTGTTCATCATGTGGCCGGGCGTCGAAGATGCGATGCCGCCGACCCGCCGCCGCCCGTACAGCGCCGAGCTGTCCAGTGGTTGCTGGTCGTGGCCTGACGCCGTGCCTGACGCCCGCTAAGGGGCTCACCTAACCGAATACCGCTAAGCCGCCCTGATAGACCGTCAGGGCGGCTTCTGGCGTGTCCGAGTGATAGTTTTATCTGTGAGTACAAGTGACACGCCCGAGAATGGATGAAATGCGAGCCTGCCCTGCCTGCATCAAGCGTTACGCGCAGCTGATTGATCCCGCTTGCCCCGTCTGTCTAGGTGCGGGCGTGTTGCGTCTCGGGCCTGCAGCTCTGGCACTGCACGAGCCCGCCGTCGTCTCGCAGGCCGTGGCGATCGCGCTCGAAGCCGAAGCCCGCGACATCGACCTGAAGCTGACACTGTCCGACGACCGTGCGACGCCGCTGCGCAACACCGTCAAGCAGCTGATCGACGCGGGCATTCTCATGTACGGGGCGAAGATTCCCACAGCTGTTTATAAGCCTGTGGATAAGTCCGAGACGCCTGAAGAGCTCGCCGCCAGCATCACCGAAGTGATCATCGTCGACGTCGACGCGAAGCTGATCAACGCGCCGAGCTACGAGTACCGGGCAGACGAGCGACCGAACGCTCGCGGCCTGCCGCTACTGTCCGCGAACGGGCACCCGTCGCACCTTGCGCGTGTCGCCGATCCCGCAGAGCCCGGCGAGTCGACCGCCGAGCGCGTCATCAGCAGGGGCGTGCAAGCGCGCCGGGCAAGGGTGCTTGTCGAAGCGATGCCCGAGACGATCCGACTGAAGCAACGACCCCGACGAAAGAAATCCAAGTGAGCGCAGAGATCATGACAGCCGCACAGCTGAGCGAGAGAGAGCCCGGCGCAGGGTCGCTGATGCCGATCCCGCAGCACAGACTGAGTATCGAGTACGTCAGCAAAGACGCGATCAGCCTGTATCCCGGCAACGCCCGCAGGGGCGACATCGACCGCATCGCGAAGTCGATCAGGATCAACGGCTTTTATCAGCCGATCGTCGTGCAGCGGTCGACGGGTTACATCATCGTCGGCAATCACCGCTACCGGGCCGCGACTGAAGAGTGCGGCATGCTGGAACTGCCGGTCAGCTACGTCGACATCACTGACGCAGCTGCGCTGAAGATCGCGCTTGCCGACAACAAGACCGGCGACGAAGCCGACTACGACAACGACGCGCTGATCCTGCTCTTCGAAGCACTCGGCGACGACATCGAAGGCAGCGGGTGGGAGCAGTCCGAGATCGACGCGATCACTGAAGCGCTCGACGAAGCCGCGCCCGAGCTCGAAGAAGACGAAGGGCCGGGCGTCGTCATGGTCACGGACTGCCCGAACTGCGGGCACACATTCGAACCACAGACAAGGATGGAAGACTGAATGAGTGACGCAACACTGCAGGCCGTTCACGACGCGGTCGCCGCGCACGTGGCCGACGAGAGTGGCGGCACGGACTGGCTCACAGAATGGGTCTGCATCGCCGTCGCGATCCCGCAAGACGATTACGAACAGTGCATGTATTACCGGCTGAGCCCGAAGCAGCCATATCACCATAGCGTCGGGCTGCTGCAGCGCGGCATGGAACTACTCACGAAGAGGGACGATTGAGCATGACTGACTACACTGGCGCCGTCTGGATACTGGGCAACGAGATCGACAAGGCAAGCAAAGAGCTGACCGAGCTCACGAAGAAACGCGAAGCAGCTGCGGCAGAAGTCGCTCGGCTCGATCCGCTGATCAGGCAGAAGGCTGACGAGATCGGCGGCTTCGCTGAAGCCCGCGACCTGCTGATGAACCCGCCAGCTGAGCCAGTCGAAGACGACACGCCCGAACCCGACGCGGGCGCCTGACGTGTTAAGCTCGCTGTCATAACTTCATATCGCATCGAGGGGCCAACTCTTGAACAACGCGAGAAAGCCCGCCCCAACTGCTCGGGGCGGGCTTTCTTGTGTCTGGGCTACTGCGGGCCGGGCTTCGCGGTTCGGTGCGATCAGCCGTTTTCGCTGGCGGTGGTCTTACGTCGCGTTCGCTTGTCCCGCTTGTTGCTGCGGTCCTGTCCCGGTCGATCCTTCAGCCACTTGTTCACGGTCGCTTCGTTCCAGTATGGGGACTGGCCGAACCGCCCGTCAGGCTCGGGCAGGTCGCCCTGCAGGATGAACGACGGGTCGCCTGTCTCGGCGGCTTTCTCGCGGTGGGAGCGGGCGCGCTCGTTGTAGGTGCGCACGGTCCCGATCGCGACGCCGAGCTTTTCGGCGAGCATAGCGTAATCGTAGAGCTTCGCTTTAGTTGTAGTAGCCATTTGAACATCTTACCTAGTGTTGATCGGGTGAATCTAGTTGGTTAGTCAGGCATCCTGACCGGCATCATGAGATAGCGGAATGCCGAGTCTGCGGCGTGCTCGTCGTCGCCCGAGATCAGCAGCGGCTTCGCCAGATTCTCGGGCAGGCTGAACGTGATGATGTCTGACTCGAATGCTTTCAGCGCGGGCAGCAGGTAATGCGGATTCACTGCGAAGCTGAGCGGGTGCTGCGCGTTCGGCGTCATGTGAGTCGCCGGGACTTCGACGAGCCCGGCAGACAGGACATCGAGCCCGTCGCGGTTCGGCTTCAGCAGCATCTTGTCGCCGAGCAGTTCGAAGTGGCAGGGCAGGTTACGGGCCGACAGCCGGGCCGCGACCGTGGCATTGTGTACGAGCTGCTTGCGGTTCACCCTGAACGTATTCGCGTAGCTGGGCTGTATCAGCTGCTCGATCTTCGGATAGTCACCGTCGACGCCTTTCGTGTGCAGGACGAAGTCTTCGAAGATGAATTTGACGACCGTCTCACCGTTGAAATAGACCTGCTTCTGTCCCGGCATGTGCGGCTTGTCCCGCTCTTTCCGCTCGGCGCTTTCGACGACGACACTGACCGGCGTTTTCTGCTTGATCTTCGGGGCGAGCCGCATCAGCAGATCGCAGTTGATCAGGAATTGCGCGTCGTGCATGACGTTCGCCTGCTCGCTCACGAACGACAGCCGGTAACGGTCGGTGGTGCGCAGCTGCAGCGTACTGTCGGACTTCTGCGCGTTGAACTGGATCGCCGTCAGGATGGGCAACGTCTGATCCTTGCTTGCCGACACAGCTGCGCGCTTGATCGCGGTTTTCAGGGCGTCCGGCTGGATGCTGAACGCAGCCGGTCCTGACGCCCCGCTGAAGCTCGGGAACTGGTCAAGCGTGAACTGCTCCGCGATCGGCATTCTGAAGCCGCCAGCGGCGAACACAGCGATGCGCTTGTCGAGAAAGTCGAGCACTTCGATCGTCATCTCTTCGCTCTTGTCCGTGGCGATGACCTTGATCAGGTCGAGCATGTAGCGCAGCGGCAGCAGCATCTCGAAGTCATCCGAGCGTGAGCCCGGCACGACCGCCGCGATGCTCGCTTCGTAGTTGTTCGTGGTCAGCGAGAGCTCGCCGTGCTTGCCGGTGAGCAGGACGCAGCCGAGGATCGGAATGATCGGGTTGCGCGTGTCCGTCTGCCGGACGATCCCGAGCGTGCGCAGGACGTCCGCGACTTTCATCGTCGCTTTGGTCTTCGTCACTGGCTCGACCTGCTTTTCGATAAGGGTTGCTGTGGTCATTCTGGCGATGCCTTTCAGGTTGTGGCGGGCGACCTGAGCGCCGCCCGCCCTTGTTCTAACAGTTCGTACTATATCAGCTGCCTAGTAGCGCTCACGTCCGCGCGTTATCTGGCCGAACTCGATATAAGCGGCGGTGCTGAAGGCGTTGATCACGTTCGCGGCGTTGCTGCTGCTGTTGTTTGGGTTGAAAAAGCCCGTCTCGCGATCGACGATCTCACTGATGTCGCGCAGGCTTTTCTTGACCGTCTCGTCACGCTTGGCGATGCTCCACACTCGCGCAGCTGCTTCGTAGCGGCCCGTCGACTGCGTGAGCTCGTCGAGCGTGCTGACGCTCAGCTCTTTACCTTCTGCGAGCTTTCCGGCGACTTCGTTGCGGATCGCTGCATGGCGGCGCATCAGGTACTCGACGTATCCGACGACCGACTTGAAATAGCGCAGCTCGGCGGGCGTGGCGGGCTGGCTGATGCGTTCGAGCTCGGCGGCTGCGCGGGCTGCGTCGCGGCGCGTCGTCTCTTCTGTGATCGCTTCGCTCAGCGTGTTCACGATCGCGTCGATAGTGAAGTTATCGGCGATGCTGACGCTCGTCAGCGGCTCGTCGTTCTGCATGATGTCGATCTCGATGCTGTGGTCGACTTCCCCCGCTACGGCGAAGCTATACGCGAAGCTGCGGCTGCGCTGCGTCTGCGTGAATGCCTTTTCAATGCGGGCGGTGGTGAGCTTGTTCATTGTCTTCTACTTTCGTTATGGGGCGGTGCTGGCGGGTTGTGGGCGGGGCTCGCGCCCCGCCCGGTCGGGCTTAGTTGTAAAGTTCGCCGTCCTGCTCGTTGCAAGAGAAGCGGTTATGCGTCTTGCTGCCGTCATTCCAGACCGTGACAGCGAAGACGTCATGCTTGACGCTGCCGTACTTGTCGGCCTTGCCCGTCTCGATGCTTTCGAGTGACATCGTTGCGAACTGACCGGCGTACATGCCCTTGATGTAGTTGAAAATCTGGGCGTCGGTTGCGTTGTTCACGGTGTGCTCTTTTCTCTGGCGGTTGTTCAAGCTGTTAGTACAAGTAAAGCACCCTGCGGACTATTACGCAACTATGACGCAGCCGAGCAGCAAAAAGGGCGGGGCGCCCCTTTCGGAACGCCCCGCCCTGCCGGTCAGCTAGACCGTTGCCATGATCTTCTGAAACGCGAGGTTCTTGACGTCGAACGCCGTCGCCCCGGTCAGCACCCGCAGCGCCCGAGCTGACTCGATGCTGTCGGACTTGCCGAGCACGGTCGGCGCGTAGTGGTCGACGTACTCAGTGAACGACTGGTAAGCAGCCCATGCCGTGCCGCGAATGTTGTCATTCGTGCTGGCGTCCGCGAAGAGCCATTCGAGCTGTTCGCGGCGGTTCGCGTCGCGGGTCTGGACTGCCTTGGCTGCGTCTTCGGGAACGTCCCAAAAGTCCTTTACAAGCTCGGCGAACGCGGCGTCGGTCATGGTCGTCTGGATCATCTTCTCGGCAGCTGCTTCGAACTGGGCATTGTAGGCAAACGTGAGCTTCAGCGCTTCGCGGGCTTCAGTGATCAGCGAGCCGCTGCCTGCCGTGTGCCGGATGCTGAACTTGCTCTTAGCGTCCCGCATGACCGCTGCCTGCTGGTTCGAGCAGAACACGCGAGTGTTGGTGATCGCGAGCTTGAAAGAGCTCTGCCCGTCGTGGCTGTTGAATGCTGCGAGGTACAGGTCGACGGGGTCGACGCCGCCGACGAGCATCTGAGAGTTGAGCTTCATCGTCACGAACACGTCGCGACCGCCGCGCATCTTGGCAGCTGATTCGAAGTGTGCGCCGGACTCGTCGACGATCGCGTCGAGCAGGTCAGCGTGCGCTTCGTTCTGGATCGGCACGTACGTGTTGCCAACGACGCCGAGCACTTCGGGCATGCCCGTCTCGGGGTTTGTGTAGGTGCTGGCGAACTGGCCGGGCACGTCGAGCTCGAAGGCCATTTCTTCGCCGCCGATGTTCACAGTCGCGTTCGTGGTCAGTGGCGTCTTGCGGACGTTCCAGCCTGCGAGCCCTGCGCCCTGAAGCGCCTGCTTCGCGGTCTTGGCGGTCGAGACGTCCGTGCCGAGCAGGTGAAAGGCGTCGCGGCGGTTGAGGTCGAGGGGAAGAGTTGCTGCAGTCATTTTCTTGCTCGCTTTCTTGGCGGTGCTGTTCGAACCGTTCGAACAACCAAGAACAGTAAACACGACATCGCGAGCAATTACAAGTCAGCTGAGCCGTAAACATTCCGAAGGGTCGACGATCGTGAAATATCCCGCCAGCTCGCGCCGCTGTGTGGACGTCACGAAGCCGCGCAGCGACAGCAGCAGCCGCCAGCTGCCGCGTGCGTCATCCCAGCGCACAGCGAGCGTCCCGGCCCCATCGAAGCGGCCTGTCGTGCAATGGTCGATCCCGAGCGACTTCAGCGTCGCCGACTGTGCTGCATTCATGTGAGCTAGGTTACAGGCGCGCCGGGACTCGCCCGAGACGGCACAGTCGGGCGCGCCGGATAGAATGACGGGACTGA